TGCACCTGGCACCTGCACCTGGCCGGTGCCACCTGGCACCTGCACCTGCACCTGCACCTGGCCGGTGGCACCTGGCACCTGCACCTGCACCTGCACCTGGCCGGTGCCACCTGGCACCTGCACCTGGCCGGTGGCACCTGGCCGGTGGCACCGGATCCGCGTCGCGTTTCGCTCGGACCGCGCACCGGGTCGCGTCCTTTTCGATTCAGGGTCCCTTCTAAAGCGAGTCAAGTTCCGCGCGTAACTGACTGATTTTCAAGGCTTTTCCCCCACGGCCACCCCCACCGTGCCCTCCGTGCACAAGGTGCAAGTTTCTGACAAATGTTACATAAGAATGTGTGGTAGAATTACTCTCCCATAGAACCCTATAAACGCAGATAGCCCGTGATCCGTGGCTCGTGAGGCCTTTACCAGGAGCATTTTCAAGCAGTTATCTTGGTTCCTGGAGGAGAGATTGCGGGGATTAAATTTTTTTTATTTTTTTTTCTTATGGCGGGTTATGATGGCAGGGGGGAGTGGTTTCGGAATTCCGTTACCATTAATACCTTAGAAGGAGATCAAATATGGCTGATTCTGAGAACAGTGCTACGAATAGGAGTGCTCATCGGAGGATGATACAGAGAGTCAAAGACACTCCCAAAAGAGACTTGGATGCGGAAGCAGACGCATACGCAAAAGAGCATCCGATTAAGAGTTTTTTTAGACTCTCTAAAGATTACGACCCTGAAACAGGTTTCAGGACCGGTTCGCGCCAGGACCGGCTCGCAAAGCAAATAAAAGTTGCTGACCCTGATCCAAGGACGCAAAGGCGGAAGCTCCAAGAATTTAAGACGCGTCTGTTGGAACATCACGGGCAGAAAACAGCTGAAAAACGTACGACAGAGGAAGGTCAAAGAAGGAATAAAAGAGCACAAAGACTAGCAGCAAAACCAAAAGGTATGAAGGAAGGCGGAATGGTCAAAAAGACAAGGATGCGGAAGAAATCCATTGACGGTATTGCACGTAGAGGAAAGACCCGAGCAACGCGTCCTTGGTAAGGCGGGTCACAATGAGCGCAAAGGGGCCTATAAAATGAGGATCGAATTGCCTTTGGCTCCGAGTCAAAAAGAATTGCAGGAGCTGCACTGGGCAAGACGCGAAAAGCTGAAAAAAGAATTTGCGTGGTTGATCGTACAGGCGGTGGGCAATCGGAGTTCTGTTTTAAACGGGGTACACATTACGATCACGCTAAAGACGTACGGTGCGGAGCTAGATTCCGACAAGTTAGCGGCTCCTGCTAAATTAATTTTAGACGCGCTTCAACGGGCAGGAATCATCAAAGACGACGATTCTAAACGTATATCGGTGACGATATGTTGGGAGCAAGCTAAGAAAGAGAAAGAACAAAGGGTCCTCGTTGAGATTAAAAAATGGGATCTGGAGAAGTTATCGAAATGAGTATCCGCGCTTGGGCTAATCCATGGGAAGACGAGGTCTTATTTGCGGCCGGTTTTGAGAAGGCCATTTTAGGAGTGGCAAGAAAGGCCGGTCACCCAGAAGTAGTGGCCTATGACTATGAAAAATGCGTACAGGTTCTGATAGATCGGGACGACATGACCGAAGAAGAGGCTCTCGAATATCTGGAATTCAATGTCGTAGGAGCTATTGTCGGAGAGGGGGCCCCTATATTCATTGAGCCCCATGATTTTGGGCCCCTATAAATGCGTAACGAAACACGGGCGCGTTTCCCGCAAAAAGAGATGTTCCACGTGGAACAATGAATACATTACCGGTCGAATCTGTTGAAATTTCGGAAAAACGCCTGAAGCTAGAGCTTAGGCTTGAGAAGTTGAGGCAGCATGAGGTTTGCCGACAGGATTTTTTAACCTTCGTACGGGCCATGTGGCCGCAGTTCATTGTCGGAGAGCATCACCGTACCATCGCAGATAAGCTGGAGCGCATTGCTAAGGGCGAATTAAAGCGGCTTATTATCAATATGCCGCCCCGGCACACCAAGTCTGAATTTGCCAGTTTCCTGTTTCCCGCGTGGATGATCGGTCGCGATCCAGCCATGAAAATCATTCAGGCCACGCACACCACGGAACTGGCTATCGGTTTTGGCCGCAAGGTTAAGAACCTGTTGGAGCGCGAGGAATATACGGAAGTCTTTCCTGATACAAAATTATCTTATGATTCGAAGGCTTCGGGCCGTTGGGACACCAATAAGGGCGGCATGTACTATGCCGTGGGCGTCGGGTCGAACCTCGCGGGCCGTGGCGGAGATTTAATCATTATTGACGACCCGCATTCTGAGCAGACGGCGATGTCCAACACTGGGTTTGAGGATGCGTGGGACTGGTATACCGGTGGGCCGCGCCAGCGCTTGCAGCCCGGCGGAGCCATTGTTCTGGTGCAGACGCGCTGGTCAGAAAAGGACCTGACTGCGCAGCTTATCCGCGCACAGAGCAAGGACCACGGTGCAGATCAGTGGGAAATTGTGGAGCTTCCGGCCATTTTGCCTTCGGGTAACGCTTGCTGGCCGGAATACTGGCCGTTGCAGGATCTAGAGCGGGTCCGTGCGTCGATTCCGGTATACAAGTGGAACGCGCAGTATCAACAGCAACCCACCAGCGACGAGACTTCCATTTTGAAGAGGGAGTGGTGGAAAATATGGACCAAGGACCATGTGCCGCAATTGCAGTATGTCATACAGAGTTACGACACGGCATTCAGCAAGCGGGAGACGGCGGACTTTTCCGCTATTACCACATGGGGGGTATTTTTTCCAGAAGAGGGGGGTCCGCCCAATTTAATTTTGCTGGACAGCAAAAAGGGCCGTTGGGATTTCCCAGATTTAAAAGAAGTTGCCTTGGAGCAATATAATTTTTGGGAACCGGAGACGGTTATTATTGAAGCGAAGGCGAGTGGCCTTCCCTTGACGCAGGAACTAAGAAACGTAGGCATTCCCGTGGTCAACTTCACACCCAGTAAAGGGAATGATAAGCTGGCTCGGGCTCATGCCATTTCGCCGTTATTCGAAAGCGGCATGGTGTGGGCACCAGAAGAAAGCTGGGCGGAAGAACTCATGGAGGAGTGTGCCGCTTTTCCTAATGGGGAATACGATGACTTGGTGGACAGTATGACGCAAGCACTGATGCGGTATCGTCAAGGCAATTTTATTCAGCTACCCACGGATGACTGGGAAGATGATCCGAGTACGGTAAAACCTATGGTCTATTACGGCTAATATCATGATTGGCGGCATAGCCCAAGCGTTACGCGACGGTACTTATAAGCCTATTTTCTCTGCTGAGCAGCAAGCAAGCATGGATGCTCGCAATGCGCACAACGCGGCGGCTGCAAAGGCACTCGCAGAAGCGCCCGCACTTGCAGCACAGCGCAGACGAGACGAAATCGCAGCGAACCAAGCGTTTTTGGATTCTGGAGGGGCAGATATACCAGACAATTACTGGGGCGATACTGCGGCTTCGAGGAATTGGGTGAATCCTTACTACGATCCTGAAGATCCGCGAGTAACCAATCCAACCCAGTATACTCGCTTCGACGTATCGGAACGGGGCAGCGGCATCCGGGCTAGCGGTAACAGCCTTGCGACAGCCTTTGATCGCACCATCGCATCGCAATGGTTGCAGCCATTAGACAGTGGCCTCACCGATGTGCAAGAGCATCTCTATGGCGGCGGTGCGGGTGCTTTCACACCTCCTGCGTATGCAATAGGCAACCTAGACCCGCGTCAGCAAGCGATCATAAATCAAAATAAAGAACTCGCTCAATACAAAACAACCCTGCGCGGCTTTCAAAACGACAAGGATTATCAAACGGCCTTCCAGGGGGCGGGTATTAACTTAGCGGGGATCAAGAACGCAGAAGATTTAGCCGCTATTTCTCCAGATAGAAAAGCTGCTGTTTATGACATCTACCAGCGTATTAAACAAGAGAAAAACCAACGCGAGAAGCCTTTTGGCTTTGGCGATGCCCTTGGAATCGGGCTAGCCGTCGCATCGGCTTTTGTCGGCAACCCCTATGCTGCCGCCGCTTTAGGAGCCGGGGGTGCTGCGGCTCGTGGGGGTAACCTCAAAGATATTGCCCTAGCCGGGGGTATTGCTGGATTCGCCAATTTTGCGGGGGGCAAACTTGGCGAGGCTTGGGATGCATCCCGAGCAGGTCGAGCAGCCCAAGCAGGTCAAAGCGCAGCGACCGCATCCAATGTAGCGGCGTTCGGTGGAACCGCAGCCGATGTATTTGGTCAGATTTCACCGGATTTAGCCGTTCGAGGGTTAGGTGGCACGGGGATCACTGCGGGCAACTTAGGATCTACTATTTTCAACCCAGCAGCGTTGGGGGGTATTCAAGGAGCGACGGCCCTTGGGACAGGTGCCGCACTTGGTGGCACCGCAACCAATGTATTTGGCGCTCTTCCCGCTACCGGTTCCCAAGTGTTGTCAGGAATCCCCTCCGCAATCGGAAGCCGCCACGGTGTCTCGTCCAGCATAACGCAAGGGGGCCGCTTGGTGCCCTTTTTGGATAAGAGCGCAAGCGCCGCCTCGCGCCCTCTTACAGGGGCCGGGGCACTTGTCCCATCCTCAGCAGGGGTCGGTAGACAACTAGTACATTCTGGGCTTTCGTCGGTAGTAAACTCGATACGAGCGCCATCTGAAGGCGGTGGCGACGACGGCGGTATTGGTGGACTTGTAAATCAGTTATCTAGCGTTCCGACCATAACTTACCCGGACTATGCCCCGATAAGATCAGGGGCTCCGATACAGGCTGGTTTTGAACGGACTTCAAATATTGGTGTGCCGTCGGAATACGGCTATGTACCGACCGGACTAACCCCAGAGACTGCGCTTCCTTATGGCTCTGGCCTTGATCCGTATGCCCCGACAACGGGGCCGAATTTTGACGTATCGCCGTATTTTCAGAGTCCAAAGTTATTTCGTAGGGGCGGTGGTGTAGTAAACGTGGACTCTGGTGCACGGCCCACGGATCAGGAAAGTTTTTACCAAACATACGAATCGGGGTCGCAGCAGTATTCAGACAATCTTGGCGAAGGCATGGGTATTACTTATGATCGTGTAGAAGGCACCGATATTCCGCCACAAAGTCGTCTTCAGGTTTTTGAGACGCCGCCTATGGGCGTTGGGTCGTTAAACGGCACGGCGCGGAACATGTCCCGTTTTGCGTATGGCGGGGGCGTAGGTTCGTTGAACGAGACGGCACGGGCCATACCTTATGCAGACGGCGGCATTGTTCCTGCTGATATGGTATGGGTTTTGGACGAGGACGGCGTGGAAAGGCTTTATCCGAAAAGCCTAGTTAAAAGGGAGTATAGCGACGAACCGTTGCCTGTAGAGGGGGATTTTATGGCAAACCTACAGGGGATCCCAGAAACCGTGGAACGTTATTCAAGACCGAACGCTAGAGAAGAGAGGCAATTTGACGATTGGCAGGATAACAGAAGCGGCCTACACCCAACGGCTAGTTTAACAAGCCTAAATATAGGTACAGATAACTGGGGAGTGGGGGGCAGGTTTGGTATTGGTGCGGGTGCTAATACAATTGACGTTGGGGCAAATATAGATCGCACCGGAGTTAATCTTAGTGATTTGAAAGCGAGGCTTGGATTGGGTGGCGTGTCGTCCGACCTGAGTCTTTTAGGACCTTTATTAGACCCCGATCGTTTCGAGGGGGCGTTAAACGCTCCAGTGGGTCAGGGTAGGGTGGCGCTAACGGGGGGCTTACCTTTGAAAGATTCCGGTGAGCCTAACGTAGCTTTGACGTATAGGCAGGAGTTTGCTGTAGGCGGTCCCATTATAAAAGCGGCTTCTATGGTATGGCAGCCCTTTAAGGTGAAGATAAAAAACCAAGCCATTTTTGGGGACTTCATGGGTTATACCAAGACGGGCAAAGTCAGGGTTTTGGACGAGGAATCGGGGGTGGAAAAACTTTATCCGAAGAGTCGGGTAAGACGGGCCTATAGCGACGAACCCTTACCGGACGAGCCTGTAAAAAAGGTCCTTGGCGGGGCCATCGTCGGCGGTCCTGCGGTTCTAAAAACCGCGGCTGAGTTGTTAAAAAGAGATCCCGCAGGATTCTTTAACAAGTCACAGCTTGTCGTACAGGAGGCGAAGTTGCCTCAAGCAACGGGACAGCGGTGGCAACAGTTATTCCAAGATAAGGGGATCAACAAAGCCGAACTGGGCGGCCTTGGTCTTTTGACCTTTTTGGGTTCGTCGGGAGACGAGCCGATCACCAAGGAAACTGTCGCGGAGTTTATCGATCAGAACCGTCTTGAGGTGGGAGAAGACTACAGGAGCACAACCCCGTCCGCTGACGCGGAGGAAAAAATTGACTTGGTACCGACGGATTCCAACATGTTTCGTAATTTAAATCTTTCGTGGCCCGACGCCGAGGGAGAGGATACGAGTAGCGGTGGGTTTTCTATAGTTATTAGGCCTAAAGAGTATCGCTTCGGAGAATTGGGGCTAGTACGTCCTACGCAATATAGAGTTATCAATCTAGACCCCGAAAATGGAGTTGATTCACGCCAGTGGAGAGTTGCGACAGATGATTTTGACTCGCAGAACGCGGACTACTATAGTGAGCTTGAAGGGCAGCATACCGACTACGACGGCACCCTGAACGAACTTAAAGTCAGCCTTACGAGTAGATTAAGGGATCAGGGCGTAATACAGACCTCTAAAGCGCCACGGTGGGCGGGTTTTATTCTTAGCTCCCCTGCGGTGGATCGTGAAACAGAGCTTCCTGACTCACAGGCCGCCGCTGAGTTATTAAATTACAGGGAAATTGCCCTTACGGATCAACAAACGGGCGGACTCCACAAAAATACGCGGGCGCTTATTAACAAGCTCTCTGAACAAGCTTCTATGGCCGCCTTTAAACCAATTACTGAGTCGCAAACACAACCCCGCCAACACAACTTTCCCGAAAATACACTCGTGCATATTCGGGTAACAGATCGGCCCATCAGTATTAATGGCGTAGACCACGAGAAGGTCCTTTATGCAGAGGAATTTCAGTCTGACTGGGCACAAGGAGCCATAGGTAGGGGAATACTTCGACCGGAAGATATTTCTCGAAAGGCAGAATTAATAAACAAATTAAGCGAGATCCGCGTTAACTATAGCACCCTTCCAGATTTCGACACCCCAGAAGGCAAAACCCTCCGAAGAATCGCCGGACGAGAATCAAGCGAAATAGAAAAGGAGATAGAGGCGCTAGACCGAAAACCGGCGTATTCCCCCTTTCTGGAAAGCGGCGATAAAAAAGGAAGTGTGGACCAATCTCCGGTACTTAGTTTAGCTATTAGCCGGTTATTGAAGGAAGCCGTGGACAACGGGCAGGACTACGTGGTCTTTTCTAATTATAAGGATCAGGTAACAAGATGGGGCGAGACAAAGCTGGAACCCCTTTACCAAGAAACCATGCCAAATCTGGCAAAGAAAATAGTTAAGAATCTAGGCGGTTATGTGAAGCCTAAGTTCAAGACGAAGGAAAAAGAAAACAAGTATTACGAACAGAATTCCGACAAAGTGGGTAAAGAAGAGGATGCTTTTTTTGCAGATACCGTGATTGAACCCCAGACGTTCGAAATATTTTTGGATCCACAAAAAGCTAAACTAGAGCCGCCTTATTCACACCTTAGTGCAAACCGCTTCGTGGTGCATATCACGGACGCGATGGCGAAGAAAATACGGGAAGAGGGCCAGCCGGTATTGAGCAGGGCCGCAGGCGGTCCAATTATCAAAGGAGCCGCCAAGGTTTTAACCAAACCCAAAAAGGCCCCTTTACTCCCGGCTGAAACTCTGATGGCTACACGGCCCGTAGAGCCGTTGGCTACGACACGAACAGGCTACCGTGTGGTGAACGTAGATGATGCCGGTAATTTAGTTTCGCAAGCAGATGCTCGTGTAGTGTTGCCGCCAGAATTGGGCAGCCAACACAACGTGCCTATGTGGCTGACACTGGACGACCAATATGCGGTAGAAAACTATTCGCATGGTTCATTTGAGCCGGGGGAACGGCGGCAGGTGTTGCTGACATATGATTTCAACGAAAAGGATATTCTGCAAGGCAATCTAACGGATGTAGAGACAGAGTTTAGTGTCGGTCGTGCCAAGCTGCGAGAGATGCGAGATTTGTACGGCGAACCAATATCCCCCATAGACGAGGCAAACCGGGATAGAACCGGCGCGTCAGCGGTCCCGGCTAGAACCGCTCGCGCATCATACGCCACTCCGCTATTTGACAATAGTGATCCACACGTAAGCGATACGCGGTTCAATGAGAATTTGCTGGTGTATCTAGACGAGCCTAACACACCTCAGATGCAGGAAAGGTTTGGCGAGGAGAAAGTCGAGCAGCGAAATGGATTCGAGGTGTTTCAAGGAGAGTTCGGGTCGTGGAGGTACGCTGTACGGGGGGACGATGAAAAGTTGGTGAGTGTTATTCAGGGCGTAGACTTGGACGATGGCAGTGTTGTATCCAACATGTACACGCGCCCGGATGCTCGTAACCAAGGATTCGCTAAACTCTTGTTCGAGAAGGTTGCTTCAGACAAGGATAATCTAGCTGTATCGCCTCATTTTTCGCAAAGCGGGGCCGGGTTTTTCGGTCAGCGGAAAAAAGACGGTAGTTCAGAAGGTTACGCCGCAGGCGGTGGCGTCAGTTCTCTTAATGGGATAGCGCGAAACATGACTCGTTACGCTTATGGCGGTGGGGTGGGGTCTATGAATGAAACCGCACGGTCAATGTAGGTATAATGCTTAAAAAGCAGGACATAAAACATGGCTACTGATCCTCTTGTATCGCTGATGGAGCGACGGAACAATAACCCGGACATAGAAGATATGGCTCTCGATATTGAAATCGAGCAGCCCGGAACCTTATTTCCTTCTGCGGACGCAATTCCGGAGGGGATTGAGATAGAGGAAGAGGAAGACGGCGGGGTTACTATTGATCTAGACCCAAGCGCTTCCAGAGAGAGGGGTTCTGAAAACTTTTTCGATAATCTGGCAGAAGAACTGAATGACCGTGAATTGGGGGCTATTGCTAACGAATTAACGGCAGAGTTTGAGGCCAACAAAACGTCGCGTGGGGATTGGGAAGATGCCTATGCCAACGGATTGGAACTGTTGGGCTTTCATTACGAGGAGCGGACGCAGCCGTTCCGTGGTGCAACCGGCGTTACCCATCCTTTATTGGCGGAAGCGGCCACGCAATTTCAGGCACAGGCGTTTAATGAAATGCTGCCCCCTGGTGGACCTGTAAGAACGGTCATTTTGGGGGATTTAACCACAGAGAAGGAACAGCAGTCTCGGCGTGTGCAGGAGTTTATGAATTACTACCTCACGAATGTAATGGAGGAGTACACGCCGGAATTTGATCAAATGCTTTTTTATCTGCCTTTGGCGGGTTCCACTTTTAAAAAGGTGTATTACGACGAGTCAATGGAACGTGCGGTCAGCAGTTTCGTTCCGGCGGAACACCTTGTTGTTCCTTTTGAAGCGAGTGATCTCGAAACTTGCTCAAATATTACGCAGGTGGTTAGAACACCTCTTAACGATTTGCGTAAAAAACAAATTTCGGGTTTTTATCGAGACATTCCGGTCCATCCTGCGCAATCTGAAAGCTCTAGTATATCCAAGGAGTTGGAATATCTTGAAGGCGTTCACCCCTCAACTATCGACTATGATTGTACGTTGCTGGAATGCCATGTGAATTTGGATCTGCCGGGGTATGAAGAACTCGGAGAGGATGGAGAACCCACCGGAATAAAGGTCCCCTATATCGTTACCATTAGTGAAGATAATGGACAGGTATTATCTATTCGTCGGAATTATCAGGAAGACGACCCTCAGAAGAAGAAGATCCGGTATTTTGTACATTACAAGTTTCTGCCGGGCTTTGGTTTCTATGGGCTGGGCCTGATCCATACGATTGGTGGCTTGTCCCGCACCGCTACGGCTGCACTGCGTCAGCTTATTGACGCAGGTACGCTATCGAACCTTCCCGCAGGATTCAAGGCTCGTGGTCTACGGATCCGTGATGACGAGGAGCCGTTACAGCCTGGAGAGTTTCGAGATGTGGATGCGCCGGGGGGAGCCATTCGGGACAGTTTGATGCCGTTGCCTTTTAAAGGGCCGGATTCCACGCTGTTTCAGCTTTTAGGTTTTGTAGTTGAAGCGGGACAGCGATTTGCCACGATTACGGATTTGAAGGTTGGGGACGGCAACCAAGGTGCGGCAGTTGGTACGACGATTGCCATGTTGGAGCAGGGTACTCGTGTGATGAGTGCGGTGCATAAACGAATGCACTATGCCATGCGGCAGGAATTCAAACTTCTGGCGCGGGTCATGGCGGATTATTTACCACCGGAATATCCTTATGCGGTTGTAAATGCTAATCGAGACGTTAAGGCGAAGGATTTTGACGATCGGGTGGATATTTTACCCGTATCCAACCCCAATGTTTTTTCTCAGGCACAACGGGTCACGCTGGCGCAAACACAAATGCAGCTTGCTACGCAGGCTCCAGAAATGCACAACCTGCATGAGGCGTTTCGGCGCATGTATGAGGCGTTGGGGGTACGGGATATTGACAAGTTATTAAACACCCCTTCCACGGACGAACCAGAGCCTAAAGATCCCGCACAAGAGAATATTGATGCGTTGGAAAATACGGATTTAAAGGCCTTTGGGGGACAGGACCACGATGCCCATATTATGGCGCATTTAATTTTCGGTACTTCTGGGATTGTGCAGGGAATGCCTGCGGTAGCCATTTCTTTACAGAAGCACGTTATGGAACATGCCAAGCTCAAGGCGCAGGAACAGGCGCAAATTGTGTTCACGCAACAGCGAGAAGCTGCGGGTCAGCAGGGACAAGTTGATGAGGGAGAAGCACAATATGAAATGGAAGCATTAACCGCGCAGCTAATTGCACAGGAAATGCAGAATCTGAAGGTTATGAGTGATCAAATTGCGAACATGGGACAACCGGAAGGCCCTGATCCGTTGGTCGCGTTAAAAGAGCAGGAACTGGCGATCAAGGGTCAGAAGAGTCAGGCGGATATTTCTCAGGATCAAGCCGAATTGCAGCTTGATCAAACCAAGGAAGCTCGCAAGGCCCAGGAATTTCAACAACGTCTCGCGAGTCAGGAGGGCCAAACGAAAGCCCGTATTGATGCTGCTCGTGAGCGTGAGATAATTCGTTTACAGCAGCAAGCCAATAGAGGGCAATAACATGGGTGTAGTAAAAATTATTAGTGGTCCGGTAGAAGCGCCAAAACCACAAAACAAGGCAGTTATTCAAGGTCAGGGCAGTATTCCTTATGCCAAGGCCACCCAAGAAAAAACGCCGAATATAGGGAAAGCTGAAATCACGGTAGGCAAAAAACGTGGTATGGGTGCCGCACAACGCGGCGGTCGCTTCACGATGGCATAGCCATGCCGCTTAAACATGGTTCCAGTGATCAGACTGTCAGTACCAATATTCGACGGCTGATGGATGAGGGCTATCCACAGGAAAAGGCCCTAGCTATTGCGATGCGTAGCGCCGGTAAACGTCGTGAGAAAAAAGATAAGCCTAGAAAAAGGAAGCGCACATGATTCCATTAATCGAGGCTGGTTTGAGAATTATTGATAAAATAATCCCCGACCCTACAGCAAAGGCCGAAGCCACGCGAAAATTGCTAGAAATTCAGCAGGCGGGAGAACTCGCAGATGTTGAAGCCGCAATGAATGTCGTCGTCGCGGAAGCCAAAAGCGAACATGCTCTAACGAGCCAATGGCGTCCTATCACGATGCTAGTTTTTACTGCTATCGTCGCGAACAATTACATTGTTGCCCCCTATTTAGCAGCTATATTTGGTTGGAGCGTCACGTTAGAGATGCCAGACCAACTATGGAATTTACTCAGTATCGGTATCGGTGGCTATGTCGTCGGCAGAAGTTCTGAAAAAGCTATTAAGAACTGGAAAGGCACCTAAAGTTGAAGGGCAATTTTGATCAATGTTTGAGACAGGTTTTAGAGCATGAGGGGGGATATGTAAATCATCCCGAAGATCCCGGTGGTCGTACCAACATGGGCATTACACAAGCGGTTTATGAAAAACACTTGGGGCGTCCTGTAACAGAAAAAGACATGAGAGAAATCCCGTTTGAACACGTCAAAGAGATTTACAAGGAAAAATATTGGGACAAGGTGTGTGGAGAAGAGTTGCCCGAAGGTTTAGATTTTAGTGTTTTTGACTGGGCCGTGAACTCTGGGCCGTCAAGAGCGGTTAAAACCTTACAAAGGATAATAAAAGTTTCACAGGACGGCGCTATTGGCCCCATTACGTTAAAAGCAATTGGGGCTATCAGTCCCGGTTATTTGATCCATAAGTACGGGTCAGAAAGAGAAAGGTTTTACAGGCAGTTATCCACGTTTGCCACCTTTGGAGAAGGTTGGTTAAATCGGTTGGATAGGACGCAGAAAAAGTCCTATGAAATGATGTGCGAAGTATAAATGAACGAACAACAAATAGAAGCAAGCGTATTAGCCCCCTTTGGCCCTCGCATTTTAAAAGCAAAAGTTCCTTCAGATATGTTGGATACGCTTAATGCTCATTGCGACGAAATTTTGGAAATAGAGGGCCGGGAAGAATTAAGCCTTTCCAAAGATTTAGTAGGACACGTGCGGGAAGAATGGGCTTGCGATCTGGAGAAGGCACCCGATTTTGGAAATATGCTATTCATACTTACCAAAGGTTTGTATGACCATTTTATTAACGAGCGTAAGGAAAAACAAACAGCAATTCCGGAGAATTTAGTTGTCCATAAAAGCTGGTTTGTTCGCGCCTTTGAGAACGATTACAACCCGGCGCATATGCACACAAGCGGGAGTTATTCCTGTGTACTGTATCTAAAGGTTCCCGAAAATATTTCAGACACCAACCACAAGCATGTTGATAAACAAGTGACGGAAGGATATTTGGATTTTATTTACGGGACTTCGCTGGTGTGTTGTGCTGGTAACCTATGCCTTAAACCTGAAGTAGGTGACCTTTATATTTTCCCTGCTTATTTATTTCACGCGGCATATCCCTTTTATGGGGAAGGTGAACGTCGATCCTTCTCTGCTAATATGTCTTTAGGGGTAAAAAAGGAATGAACTCCTTTGATATTGTTCAGTTCATACAACGGGCGATTAAGGAACGAAAGACGATTGTTCTGGATGTTTTGGAAAATAATGGTATAAAATCTATAGAACAATACCGAGAACTTATGGGTGAATTAAACGCCCTTAATTTTGTTTTACAGGAACTCTCGGGCCTGCTAGAAAAACAGGAACAATTAGATGACTGAAGCTGCTCAAAATGTAGAAAACCTGTACGTTAAAGAAGATGGACGCGTACTGGACCCAACTCTTCTTGACAATACTCTTTTGGAAAGAATGCCCAACCCTACTGGTTGGAGGCTACTTATTCTTCCTTACCGTGGAAAAGGTACGACCGACGGAGGTATTCACCTACCGGACAAAATCCTTGAAGAAGGCCAAATACAAACGGTTGTCGCCTATGTCATAAAACAGGGTCCTTTAGCTTATAGGGATAAAGAAAAATTTCCTGACGGAGCTTGGTGCAAGGAAAAGGACTGGATCATTCTTGCTAGGTACGCGGGGTCCAGACTTCGAATAGAAGGGGGCGAGGTTCGCATCATTAATGATGATGAAGTTTTAGCCACTATTCTTGACCCAGATGACATTATTAATCTTTAAGAGAGAGCAGTTATGGCAGCAGCACAACAAACAGTAGCAGAGACGACGGATAAACAAGTTCCTCTTGACTTTGATGAGGACGCACCGGATGTGGAGGTATCTCTTGAAAGTCCTGCGTTGGCGGAGGAGATAAGTGACGCGGAAGTTATTGAAGTCCGTGAAGTTGAAGAAAAAACCGAGCAAGAAGAGTACACCACCACGGTTCAAAAACGCATTGATCGTTTAACAAAGAAAATGAGGGAAGCCGAAAGGCAACGAGAAGAGGCCCTAAAATACGCCCAAAACGTCCAAACCGAATCAAACGATCTTAAAGCGCGTATGCAGCAGTTGGATCAAGGTTATGTGTCGGAATACGGCAGTCGCATTAATGCGGAACAGCAGCAGGCCGAAGGGGAATTAAGAAAAGCGGTAGAGCTAGGTGATGTGGACGCTACCGTAGCGGCCCAAAAAACCATGACACAGTTGGCTGTTGCACAAGATCGTTATGAGCAGGCCAAAGCTCAACAAGAGCAACAGGTCGCACAGGAAGCTGCGTATACCCAGCAATTAGCGCAACAAAACCAAGCCAATTATGCTCAACCGCCCGCCGCTGCGCCCGCCGCTGCGCCCCCAACTGACCCGAAAGCGGAAAAATGGGCCGCTCGTAATGAATGGTTTGGGCAGGATGAGGCTATGACCTTTGCGGCTTTTGGTATTCATAAAAAAATGGTGGAAAGTGAAGGATTTGACCCGCAGAGCGATGACTACTATAGTGAACTTGATGAGCGGTTACAGACAGAGTTTCCGCAAAAAATTAATGGGACCAGCAGACGAGCCGCCCAGACCGTTGCTGGAGTGTCCCGTTCTTCTTCGTCAGGGCGCGGAAAGAAAAAAGTTAGACTCACCCCTAGCCAGGTAACTATTGCTAAAAAATTGGGTGTGCCGCTTGAAGAATACGCGAAATACGTGAAGGAGTAGAAAATGACTAAAGAAGTAGAGACAGACCGCTTCGAAGGCATTGATCGTTCTCCTCGCGCAAAAAAGACAAGGGAAGAAACGGCGCAGCGTAAGCCGTGGGCTCCCCCCACCATGTTGGACGCACCACCTGCACCAGAAGGATATAAACATCGTTGGATAAGAGCCGAAGTACGTGGTTTTGATGATCGTCAAAACATTTCAGCACGTCTTCGTGAAGGCTATGAATTTGTCCGAAAAGATGAATATCCTGATTTTGAAGCTCCGGTTATGGAGTCGGGTCGCTATGAAGGTGTATTTGGCGTTGGTGGATTGATTCTCGCGAGGATTCCACTGGAAACAGTGCAGGAACGTACTGATTATTTTGCGGCTAAAAGCCAAGATTTAATGGACGCAGTCGATCATGACATGATGCGTGAGAATGCTCATTCAACAATGACGATTGATAAACCAAATCGTCAAACTCGTGTAACTTTTGGCGGTCCACGGAAATCGTGAACTGCTCCCTTTAGGAGTAAGAACCAATGGCTAATACTTATTCTGCAATGGGGCTACAACCCATTGCTAAATTAGGTCAAAGCACTAACTCCACGGGTATCACAGGCTACACTCCTTATGAAATTGCCAACGGCAACACCACCGCCATCTACCACGGCTCTCCAGTTATTCCCCTTTCTACGGGGTATATTTCACTGGTAGGCGCTGCGGCGGGCGGAACGGTTAGCTTAGTAGGCGCTTTTGTGGGGTGTGAGTATGTATCTAGCACTACCTCGAAAACCATTTGGTCAAATTATTGGCCGGGTTCCGGGGCAGACAGCAACTATCCTGTAAAGGCTTTTGTCGCTGATGATCCAAACCAATTATTCGTAATTGGGACGGACGCATCGTGGACAAATAAAGCCACAGCAAGAGCGGCTGTCTTTGCTAATGCAAACTTTAGCAGTGGCACTAGTGGGTCCACGAAAACAGGTCGTTCCACCGCAGCACTTGCAATCAGTACCATCGCAACTACCGCAGCCTTGCAGTTAAGAATTATGGGTTGGGTAGAAGATGATTCTGATGCAGATTTTTCTGCGGCGGGAATTAAGGCCATCGTAAGGTTGAACAACAGCTTTAACTCACCGGAAGGGAGTATTGCTGCTGGGACACCTTCGACAACAGGCGTTTAGGAGGGTTTGATATGGCTATTTCTCGCGCACAACTCGCGAAAGAGCTGGAACCCGGCCTTAATGCCTTGTTCGGGCTCGAATACGACCGGTATGACAAAGAACATACCGCAATCTACGAAGAAGAATCTTCAGATCGTGCATTTGAAGAGGAAGTAATGCTTGCCGGTTTCGGAACGGCTCCGGTAAAAGGTGAGGGCAGTGCAATTTCATTCGATGACGCGCAGGAAACATATACTGCTCGTTATACGCATGACACCATTGCGCTTGCGTTTAGCATTACGGAAGAGGCTATCGAAGATAACCTGTATGACCGTTTGGCTTCTCGGTATACCCGCGCTTTAGCACGTTCAATGTCACAAACGAAGCAGGTTAAAGCTGCTGCGGTTTTGAACAATGCTTTTGACACGGGGTACCCTGTCGGAGATGGCGCAGCTCTTTGCTCGTCCGCACATCCGTCCCTTACCGGTAATCAGCGTAATTTGCTGTCTACCGCAGCAGATCTCAACGAAACTTCTCTTGAGCAGATGCTGATTGATATTGCCGGATTGACGGATGAGCGCGGTTTGAAGGTTGCGGTTCGGGGAATGAAATTGCTTATTCCAAAGGAACTGCAATTTATATCCGAGCGAGTGCTTAACTCAACCCTACGTGCAGGAACGGCGGACAATGACATCAACGCCATGAAATCCATGGGGATGCTGCCCGAAGGGGCCTATGTCAACCATTTCCTGACTGATACGGATGCGTTTTTCATTAAAACGGATGCGCCAAACGGCTTTAAGCTGTTTCAGCGTACGCCAATCCGTACCGCGATGGAGGGGGACTTCGATACTGGGAACATGCGTTTTAAGGCACGAGAGCGTTATAGCTTTGGTGTTTCTGACTGGCGCGGTGTTTTCGGTACGCCCGGAGCGTAGTTCTTCGTTCTGAAGGAATAGAGGGGTGGCTTGTGTCGCCCCTCTGCTTTTATCTGGGAAAAATTAGCCCTAGCGACTGTCCCAGCAGACGCTTACCAAGACTCTAGGGCAAAACCTTTGGTAAGGAGGTAATAAAGTGGCTAAAACTACTTTTGCAGGTCCCGTTCGATCTCTCGCAGGATTCATTAATGCAGGCTCAACGGGTGCTGTCAGCCTAACGGCTGATACGACTTTGACCGTTGCATCTCACGCAGGAAGACTACTACTGACTAATGACGCTGATGGCAAATTCACGTTGCCTTCTATTGACGTTACAACTCCCGGTGATCCGACAGATCCCAATCAACTCAACAATCTTGGTGCAACCTTCACTTTTTTAGTGATTACCGCAGCTACGGATATGGATATTTTGACCGATGGAACGGACAAGTTCGTTGGTGGACTTTATCTTGGTAAGAGTGATGCAGCAGGCAAGACTTTTATGTCTGGTGGATCGAATGATGTCATCACGATGAATGGCACTACCAAGGGCGGTATTGTTGGTACGGTAGTTACATGTTACGCGGCAGCTAGTGCAAAATACGTTGTTAGTGGAATTGCCCTTGCTTCCGGTACAGTAGTTACTCCGTTTGCTGACGCATAAAGGAGTATCAAATGGCAGATTCAGTAAATGTATCGACCATTATTGATGGTCCTCGTAAGGCAGTATTTTACCTCACTAATGTTAGTGACAGTACGGGCGAATCTGCTGTCACGAAGATAGATGTAAGTGCTTTAAGCACCAGTGCAGACGGAGACGCCTGCACTGGTGTTCGTATTGAAAGCCTTTCTTTTTCTACTATTGGAATGAGTGTCCAATTGCTTTGGAATGCTACAACTAATCGTTTAGCAATAGAACTTCCAGCCAATTATAGTGATTCTTTTGATTTTTCCGCCTTTAGCGGTCTTCCAAATTATTCCGGTTCTGGGAAAAATGGAGATGTGCTATTAACCACAGTAGGAGCGGGAAGCGGCGAGACGTATACTTTAACGATTACCTGTCTTAAAGAATATACGGCTTTGTAAGCGTTACGGGCTGAGCTTTTATGCGTATGCAAGACGAAGCTCCAAAGATGCCTAAAGATTTGGAGGAAATGCGGGCGCAGTTTTATCATTACGCCATACAGCAACATTACATATTGGATAAAGTAAACCAACTGGAACCTGACGTTAAAGATATAAAACGTACTTTGTTCCAGATAAAATGGTTTTTGCTTGGCGGCGTAGTGATATTGCTGTCTCAACAAACAGGAATATGGCCCTTTATAGCTGCAATGCTTAAATGAATCATGGTCAAGAAGTACAATGCATCATATCTCGGGCTTGAAAAGGAGATATGCAACGAAATTCGTGATTGGTCTGCATATGCCTTAGAAGAGAAAAGCCCCCGCTATAATGACTTTTCTCCGTGCCCCTATGCCAAAAAAGCATGGGAAGACAATAAAGTTTCTATTGTTTTTAAGTATTCCGCGTCTTACCAACCCCTTTACAATTTAATTTCTTTATTCGAGGACAACACCTCGGATGTTGTTCTTCTTGTGGACTTGGAATACCCCAATTCAGAGTATTTTCATACGCATTTGTTTGAATTAAACGACGCTATCGCTGATGGAGACTTTGGTGATAGGGATCTCTGGCTAATGGGGTTTCATCCGGAAGACGAAGCAAATGAATTAATCGATGACGGGACTTTTGAGCCTCACGTAGAGACCACCTATGCCCTGATTTTTATTCAACGGTTGGGTAAATTACAGGAGGCGTCTGAAAAATTGTCTAGTCTTGGGTATTACGACAGGTATACTGGGAATTATGATATTTCTAGCATTCGAGAAAAAAGGTCCGAATTGTACGGGAGACTAAAAAATGGATGATAAATACATACCGCAACATAAACGCCTTGCTATGGGGAAAAAAATAGTTCCTGAACCTATGTCCCATAGAGATCGGGAAAAAAAGGTGTTTGCCGACGGGGAGCGAACGATAAAATATCTCGGGAAATTGGTCGGACTGCGTGGAGGCGGTGCGGTGAAAAAAACCGGAATTAAAAAATAATGGCTACGTCTGGGTCTATAAATTTCGAACTCGATGTAAGTGATTATATTGAGGAAGCCTTTGAACGGTGCGGCCTTGAAGTTCGTACAGGTTATGATCTAAAAACCGCGAAGCGTTCTATGAACTTGCTTCTAGCGGATTGGGCTAACCGTGGCTTAAACCAATGGACCATTAAGCAGACCTCAATAACCGTTGCGGCGAATATTACTGAATATCCTGCGGGCACCTTAACTATGACTGTGGGTTCCAGTTCAAGTTTTACGGTAGCTGAAACCATTACGGGAGGAACCAGCGGGGCTACGGCCTCTATTACCAATCTTCCCTCGGCTACTTCAATGGCGATAACCATTCCGACAGGAACTTTCACCAGCGGTGAAACCCTTACGGGTGGGACGAGCGCAGCAACTACCACCCTTTCTGCTGCCGTGGATTTAACGGACGCACAGGGCACCATAGATATTTTATCGTTAGTGGTTAAACGAGGCGATAACAGTTATGCCGCCGCGCGTTTAAGTCGGGACGGATATATTACGATCCCCAATAAAATAGAAACAGGTCGTCCTTCCCAGTTTTTCTTAGATAGACAAGTAACGCCTAATTTAAAAATTTGGCCTGCGCCTGAAAACAGTACAGACATTCTCATTTTTGATCGTCTTCATCGAATAGACGATGTTGACGATTTTACAAATACACTTGGGGTACCTTTTCGTTTTTATCCCGCTTTGGCCGCAGGGCTTGCTTATTACATTGCCTTAAAACGAGCGCCCAATCGTATTCAAGTTTTGAAACCGTTATATGAAGAAGAAATGGAGAGGGCTATGGTAGAAGATCGTGACCGAGCCTCGTTTAATGTCGTGCCTAGCCTAGATTATGCGAGATTTAACTAATGTCTCGTTATGCGGTTGGAAAACATGCGCGGGGAATTTCAGATAGATCTGGGTTCTCTTATTTACTTAGGCGTATGAAGAAGGAATGGACCGGAGCGCTTGTTGGCTATGATGAATGGGAACAAAAGCAGCCCCAGTTAGACCCAAGACGTAAGGTAGTGGACCCACAGGCTTTGAAAAATCCTCGTCCCGATAGAATCGAACCAATGGTGGTTTATGTGGATACGATTATTCCTGAAATAACTAACTTTAAACCAATCATGTCTGTGGGTCAGGTTGGAGAGGTGACGGTAGCGACATGAGCTTTACTTACTCTAGTTTAAAGACCGCTATACAGGATTACACCGAAAACACGGAAACTACGTTCGTGACGCATATGGACGACTTTATAAAGTTGTCCGAAGAACGAATTTTAAAAAATGTCCAATTACAGCTTTTCCGTAAAAATGTAACGGGGACAATGACTTCTTCTAACCAGTATTTAGCTGCGCCGAGCGATTTTTTAGCTCCTTTTTCGTTATCTATCACAAGCAGCAGCGTTAAGGATTTTCTTCAATACAAAGACGTAAATTTTGTGCAGTCTTTTAACCCAAACAGTGCTACAACGGGAACACCTCGGTATTACGCACTGTTTGACATAACCAATTTTATTATTGGCCCAACACCGGATAGTGGATATACCACGGAAATGCACTATTTCTACCGACCCGCCAGTTTGACGGCTGCGGGAGACAGTGGAACAACGTGGTTGAGTGAAAATGCCACGTTGGCTCTTTTATATGGGTGTTTAACCGAAGCCTATACCTATATGAAAGGGGAGCAGGATTTAATGGCCGAATATGAAAAACGATTTGGTGAATCTATGGTAGCTCTCAAGATGTTTGGAGAAGCCAAGGAAGTTACGGAAGATTATCGTGCGGGTATGGTTATTAGGCCGAAACAATGATGGACGCCTTAAAATTAGACCTTCCTTCCGATTATTCCGTAGAGGTTCATACGACAAATAATCGGGGCTTTACGCCGGAAGAAGTGGCGCACCACTGTGCAAACAAAATCATTTCTATATCCAACAATACTCATCCGGGTATTCAGGCACAGGCTTACGCCTTTAAGAGTCATATAGAAAAAACCATTGCTTTTTACATGCGGGAAGCCATTAAGAGTGATCGAACCACGGTCTATAACGCATTAACGGATGCCGGTCATCCAGAACTTGCTGAATCCATTAGGAGAATTTAACATGGCTTTTACCGGAAATTTTATGTGTACGTCTTTCAAGCAAGAATTAATGGAAGCCAAGCACAATTTTTTAGCTAGCGGCGGCAATACCTTTAAAGTTGCCCTGTATACCAATAGTGCCTCTTTTACGGCAGCTACGACAGCTTACACGGCCACTAATGAGGTTTCTGGTACGGGTTACACTGCGGCAGGAAACACGCTTACCAACGTAAATCCTTCTACCAGTGGTACGACTGCACTTACTGATTTCGCGGATTCGACGTGGACTTCCTCCACCATTACGGCCAGAGGTTCGTTGATTTATAACGACAGTGCCAGCGGAGATCCGTCGGTCATTGTTTTAGACTTTGGTTCTGATAAAGCATCCAGTTCGGGAGATTTTAAGATTGTATTTCCCGCTGCGGACGCCAGTAACGCGATCATAAGGATCGCTTAATGGCCGCAATCACCGGTTGGGGTCGCGACACCTGGGGATCGGGGACATGGGGCGAAGCCGTTCCAGTTTCCGTTACGGGTGTTGCGGGAACCGGTGCGGTTGGCTCTGTAACAGTTGAGCTTAGTATTGATGTTTCTGTAACAGGTGTTGCCGGGACCAGTGCGGTTGGATCTGTAACGGTTACTGAAGGAAGCGGTGTAACCGTTTCTGTAACAGGTGTTGCTGGTACAGGTTCGGTTGGGTCTGTAACGATTGAAGGTGATGCCAATGTAACGGTCACGGGTGTTGCAGGAACCGGTTCGGTTGGGTCTGTGACGATTGAAAGTGATGCCAATGTAACGGTCACTGGTATTGCTGGTACAGGTTCGGTTGGATCTGTAACGGTTGAAGGTGATGCTAACGTCAGCGTAACCGGCGTATCCGGTACAGGAGAAACAAGCGGGGTTCTTGTTTGGAGTCTTATAATTCCAGATCAAGACCCCAGCTATAGTGAAATTAGCCCGAGTCAATCCCCCTCATGGTCTTCGGAGACACCTTCTCAAACGCCAGACTGGATAAAAATTGCAGCATAGGACATGAATTATGACCAGTACATACACAACTAATCAGGGCCTCGAAAAACCGGCAACGGGGGACCGTTCTGGAACGTGGGGAACCATGACGAACACCAACATGGACATGTTGGACAGAGCTATCTCAGGAGTGGGCGCACTCACTCTGACAGGCACAGCCACTACATTAACCACGTCAGATGGTTCTGCTTCAGACGGGAATTATAAGGTTCTGGTATTGGGTGGAAGCCCAAGTGGTACTAACACCATTACGTTAAGTCCCAACGACGGGGACAAACTGTATTTTGTAGTTAATGCCAGCGGCCAAAGCGTAATTTTTTCACAAGGCACTGGTGCGAATGTCACGATTGCCAATGGTGCGGCGGACATCATCTACGCGGATGGTGCAGGAAGTGGAGCAGCCGTAGCAAGTTTGCTGGCTAATGACCTTGTTTTCGGCGGTACGGTTACGGTTGGAGTAGACGATACTGGCTATGACGTTAAGTTCTTTGGAGCAACTTCAGGAAAGTACTGGTTGTGGGATGAATCAGCAGATGGAGTTGTTCAGCAAGGAACTCTTACGGTTGGAGTAGACGATACTGGATATGACGTAAAGCTATTTGGAGCGACTTCAGGAAAGTATTGGTTGTGGGATGAATCAGCAGATGGAGTTGTTCAGCAAGGAACTCTTACGGTAGGCGTAGATGATACTGGCTATGACGTAAAGTTTTTTGGAGCGACTTCAGGGGCTTATATGCTCTGGGATGAGAGTGCTGATGATTTAGTGTTGGCGGGTGCTGCTGGAATTGATCTTGCAGGAGATTTAGATGTTGACGGCACTACTAACTTAGATGTTGTAGATATTGATGGCGCAGTGGACATGGCAAGTACGCTTGCAGTTGCAGGTGCTTACACTGGCGGCGGTTTAATGACCACGGGGGGTAATATTGTTATTCCAGACGACGGCAATATCGGTGTGGCAAGTGACACAGATGCCATACATATAGGTTCTGAGGGCGGCGTGGGCATCGGCGTGGCGGCAGGGGACACGGTTCAGTTTCGCGTGTACAACAACGAAACGGGGCATTACGTCGGATGGCTTAGGCAAGATAACGCTTCTTCCACCACATCTGCGCTTTATGTACAACAGGATGGAACGGGGTCGACAATCCAAGGATACGGAAGTGGTCATTGTGTTACAGGACAAACAACGAGCGCCGGACATGCTGCCGGTTATTTTCTCGCAAGCGACACATCCCATTCCGCACTCTTAGGATATTCAACAATCGGCGTTTATGGGACATCCATACAATCTGGGGGTGCAATTACCGGTGTAACCTTATCAATATCAAGTACTAAGAATTTTAGAATTTCACATGGGCTTCGTGAAGGACATGACTTAGTACATTCGAGTATTGAAGGCCCACAAATAGACGTGGTCTATCGAGGGAAGGTCGAGTTAGTAAATGGTCAAGCATCCATTGATATTGATAGTCATTACGACATGACGCAAGGCACTTTTGAATGGCTGACAAAATCTGACAGTGTGCAGACATTCACATCAAACGAAACCGGCTGGGATGCAGTCCGTAGTTCATTTTCCGGCGATACCATCACAATAGAATGTCAAAATTCTTCCTCCACGGATACGATTTCATGGATGGTAATCGCGGAACGTGGTGACCCGGATATTATGGAAAGCTCGACTACTGACAACGAAGGTAATTTGATCATTGAACCTGAGAGCGAACTGGAACTGGAACTGCCACCACCACCCGATTTTGAACCACCACCAGAGGATTAATTATGAATTGGATCATTGACCGATTTAAAGAACCGTCAAGTTACGCAGCAGCAGGTGCTGTCGTAATCGGCATTGGAGTCATTACAAGTCAATCCTGGTTGATAATGCTAGGGACTGTCGGCGGTGCAGTAGGTTTTGTGCTGAAAGACAAAGGCGTGATTTAATGCTTGCGGATAACAGCATGTCGGGGCCGTGGGAATCCTGGATAGAATGCCTTTAACCAAGCTACAATTTCGCCCCGGCATTAATCGAGAAATTACTTCCTACAGTAATGAAGGGGGCTGGTATGACTGCGATATGGTTCGTTTCAGATACGGTGTACCTGAAAAGATAGGGGGCTGGCAGCAGGATTCTTCCGCCACTTTTTTAGGGACCTGCCGTGCGCTTCATACGTATGTTTCCTTGGCGGGTAGTGTTTATACCGGCGTAGGCACCAATCTAAAATATTACATTTATTTGGGCGGCACGTTTAATGATGTTACGCCGTTGCGTAACACTACGTCTGCGGGGGATGTGACCTTTGCTCGTGTTGGCGTTGGGGATGCAACGCTTACGGTTACGGATTCAAGCCACGGTGCGGCAGCAAATGACTTTGTTACTTATTCCGGGGCAGCTAGTTTAGGTGGGAATATTATTGCGGCGGTTTTAAATCAGGAATATCAGATTGCCACCATTACAGATGCCAACACTTACACCATTGAAGCGAAGGACACCGATGGAGATGCGGTATTAGCTGCCAGTGGTGACTCCGGTAACGGAGGTGGTTCAACCGTAGGAAAATATCAAATAAATACAGGACTAGACTCTACCGTTCTTGGTACAGGCTGGGGTACAAGCACGTGGGGCCGTGGTACATGGGGATCGAGCAGTACCCCCACAGTGTCTGACACTTTACGTTTATGGTCCCATGATAATTTTGGTGAAGACTTAATATTTAATGTTCGTAACGGAGGTATCTATTATTGGGACACAAGCGCCAAGACACTGGGCGCTGATCGTGCTGTAACGCTTGCTTCGCTAGATACAGATTCCGCCATACCGACGGTTGCCAAACAGGTGTTGGTATCTGACCGAGATCGTCACATCGTGGCTTTTGGTTGTGATGGTGAGACTACGATTGGCACGCAGGATCCTCTTCTAATTCGTTTTAGCGATGCAGAAAGTACGACGACGTGGAATGCGTTAGCGACCAATTCTGCCGGGGAGTTACGAGTAGGGTCTGGGTCTGAAATCATCTGTGCCGTGGAAACCCGACAACAAATTATAGTGTTTACGGATTCTTCGTTACACGCTATGCAGTTTTTGGGACCGCCCTTCACTTTTGGCATTTCCCAGTTGTCGGAAAACATTACCATTATGGGACCGATGGCGACAAAGGCGGTGGACGACACGATTTTTTGGATGGGCCAAGAGGACTTTTATGTTTTTGATGGTCGCGTTCAGAAGCTCCCCTGCGCTGTACGGTCTTACATATTTGACGATTTTAATGTGGCCCAAAACCAAAAGGTTTTTGCAGCCCTCAACTCCACTTTTGACGAAGTCTGGTGGTTTTATCCTTCAGGGGATTCCACAGAAATAGACCGATATGTGATTTACAATTATCAGGAGCAGGCTTGGTCCTATGGTTCCTTGGCCCGTACGGCATGGTTAGATCGCGGCATTAACGACTATCCTTTGGCAACCGGCACGGATTACTATATGTATGATCACGAATATGGCTTAGATGATGGTAGTACAAACCCGCCTTCCGCTATTAGCTCCCATGTCGAATCCAGTCAGATTGACATTGGAGACGGTGAACGGTTTGTGTTTATTCGCCGCCTAATTCCCGACGTAACGTTTGGCGGTTCGACGGCAACGTCTCCCACTGCTACATTTACTTTGAAAACACGGAATTTTCCGGGGGGAGCTTACCTAAGCTCTGACGATAGTTCGGTCACACAATCGGAAGCCGCCACTTCCACGGTAGTAGAACAATTCACCACTCAGGCGTTTGTGCGTCTGCGGGGGCGCTCTTTTGCCCTGCGTGTCGCCAGTTCTGAGGCACAGGTTCAATGGCGTTTGGGATCTCCGCGTGTTGAAGTACGACAGGATGGCCGACAATGAGTTCCAGAAGCCTTGTCCAGCCGCAATTTCCGCTTCCTCCGAATGCCTATGACGCTGCCTATATGACGGAAATCGTGCGAGCCTTTTCCGTGTTTTTACAGCAGGTCAACAATCCCGGCGACTCACGGGCCACGACCCTGACCCTCACGAATCTCCAGTCGGACGACTATAATCTGGAAACAGGCGCTCTTTTTGAGCAGGAGGCCTATATCAAAATCACCCTTGGGAACGTCTCCAATCCTCGCGGAAGCGAAGGTACGGGAACCGTGGGATCAGTGACGGTAACCACTTCCTAATGGACAGACCGATCCTTTCTCTATCGCGTTGGCGGTCTAAGGACAGTTTTGATATAGTGCTTTGTGCATCATGCGGTAATAAGGTTGATACACCTGCGGAAGTTGCTTCCTACCCTTCAGGTCAGTGTCCAGAATGTAAGCACCCGTGGACAGGGGCCGAGAAACGCAGCACAGCAATCTCGGTCCACGCTCCACGTGCCAGCAGAGGAGTGACATAATGGCGTATGAACTTCCCGCTCAGGGGATCACCGGCATAAAAAAGGTTGCCGATCACCTTGCGGACTTTGGACGCTTTGGCGACGGCCATCTTGTGCATGCCTCGGAAGGGGAAGCAGTCGTTCCTTCGGCTGTGTTAAATGAAAACCCAAATTTAAAAACCGCCCTGTTTACCCAAATGCGAGAGAAGGGCCTTGATCCTAATCGCTATATTGTGGGTGACGAACTTAATTCTATTAATCCGGTTACCGGCCAACCAGAATTTGGCGCAGTGAGGGATTTTTTCAAAGGCATTAAAAACGTCGTAAAGGCCATTGCGCCGGTTGTACTTCCCGTTGCGTTAAGTATGACGAAACTAGGCCCCATTTTTGGCTCTGCGGCGGGAACGGGCATTGCTTCGCTTATCGGGGGCGCTAGTCTTGGCAGGAGCTTAAAAAATTCTGTTATTGCTGGAGGCATTGGTGGACTCTATGCCGGTCTTCAAGGTGCGCGAGCTGGCGGAGGTTGGGAAGGCTTCAAATCGGGGGTAGGCAAAGCCCTTGGGCAACCCTTTGCAGCCCGCGTCCCACGCACCCCGGCTCCTATAGAAGAGCGGACTTTCGGAGAGTCCGAGCTAAGCCCCATAGATGTAAATGAGTATCTTACCCCAGGGGAATTACGAGTAGCGTCCGGGACAAACCCCATAACCGCAGCGGAGGCCTCATTACCTTTGGGCCAATTACAACCGCTAGGGAACTTTCCGAGTGACGGATCGGACTTTCAACTTCAAGCACGGAGCCCGTTATTTGGACAGACTACGCCTCAGAGGGGTGTTTTTAGCACGGACCCGCCCGCGCCTCTCCTCAGTAGTCGTTACAGCGGGGCTAATATCCCCAGTACTCGTTACACCGGGGGTATCAGCGCTCGTGGCCCGGAAATGGGTCAACGGCTGCCCTTTGAGCCTAGAGTGCCAAGATCGGACTATTTGACCCCCGGTAGGACAATTATTTCGGGAGGCACATCGGGTTCCCCATCCTATACAGATCCCAATACGGGCGTAACGACATACGGCATAGCCTCTGATCCTATACGTGCTGAAGTAGCACTTGGAACCCCCTATTCGGGGGAAGCCTTTACTAACCGTAATGCACTTGGCCTTAGAGGAATGGAATTAAAGCCCCCTTCTTTTCGATCACAGGCAGCCCCTATCGTAGATCGCTCTAAAACCCTTCCCCCACAGGGCCCACAGGCAGTTGGTGGTACCTCACAGGGCGTACAGGGAGACAGTGGCCGTGGCCGCTTTGCCAAGGCGCGGGACTACTTGGTCCGGGGCGGAAAAAACCCGAAGCAAGTGGAAGAGATTAAACAGGCCGCATTCGACAAAGCACTTTTGCGGACGGGTGACGTGAATATAGCGGACGAGGCTTACAATGCCGCCGGTCCCAATATGCTGGAAAAATGGGGGCCTTCAACGGCTTTGGGTCTAGGTGCTGCGGGGCTCTTCGGTGCGTTTAAACCGGGGGAGGAGCCAGAGCCTGTAGATTTTTACGCTCAAATGGGGGGGACTTCAACGGACCGGTTAAGAGATAATCCCGGTCTATTTAGGGTAGGTGTCCCGACGAGAGCTTATACCCCCGCCACCCTCGAAGATATTAGATATAGCGCCGTGGGCGGCCCCATAAATCAAGATAATTTTCCTCGGCGTATTGGAGCTATTAACGGAGCGGGTACAGGCACGTCCGATGATGTACGCGCTATGCTGTCCGACGGGGAATATGTGATGACGGCTAAAGCGGTACGTGGGGCCGGAAACGGAAACCGGAAACAAGGGATGCACAACATGTATAACATGATGCGCCAATTTGAAGGTCAAGCAGTCTAATGCCTGAATCTACCGTCTCTACACAATTTATCCGAGAAGACCCGGCTATTGAAGCCTATCGTCTGGGTCTTTTAGCGGACGTACAAGGCTTTATAAAACAACAGATAGAAGAAGGCGTACTGCCCCCGGATTATCAGGTTGCGGGTTTATCCGGTTTAGAACAAGCCGGTGCGCGCGTCGCAGAAGAAGGTATTGGGGGTTACGAGCAATATATTTCAGGCGGCCTTCGTGGCATACAGGCCGGGCAAGCCGCCGTTTCGGGTGCGGCGATGCCCATGATGGGCACTGGTTTTGACGCCTATAAACAAGGCTTGGCCGGAATTCCGACAACCGCAGAGCAATTTGATCCGACTATGGCTCAGGCCTATATGGATCCCTATGAAGATCAGGTTGTACAGCAAGCCTTAAAAGACTTACAACGACAAAGCGATATTGCTCAAGTAGGCGATCAGGCGCGAGCCGTGGGCGCAGGCGCTTTTGGTGGTTCCCGAGAAGGTATTGTAAGAGCCGAAAATATAAGAAACCTTCAGGAAGCACAGATTCGTTCTTCAGGACAATTGAGATCTGCGGGTTATCAACAGTCTCTTCAAAACGCCCAACAAGCGTTTGAAGCCGCGCAACAACGACAATTGGCGGGCGTGGGTCTTACCGGTCAGTTAGCCCAAGGTATTGGTCAATTAGGCTTACAAACCGGTCAGTTGGGGGGCCAGTTGGGTACGTTAGGGCTACAAGAGGCCGGTTTGGGAGAATTAAGCACTAATCTGGGGATAGCTCAATCCAGAAATCTTATGGACATAGGTGGTGTACAACGGGCACAGCAACAAGCGGAATTGGACGCACTGCGTCAAACCAATCTTGCTCGACAAGCGCAGCCCTATCAGCAGTATGCTTTCCTGTCGGACATTTATAAAGGAACGCCGTCAGGACAGCAGGTCATTACGTCTTCTGCGGCGGCACAACCCTCATCCTTTCAAACGGCGGCGGGTTTTGGTATTGCGGGGCTGGCTACGGCAGCAGGCGCTAAAAACGCGGGGTTATTCTAATGGCGGGTGTTTTATCTAGACCTTTATTTCGTCAGCACTACCAGGCAGGCGGTGGGGTTTCGGACCTCTTGGAACGCGGAAGAGGTATGGGTGGAGCCGCTCTAGAACGCGGAAGAGGTATGGGTGGAGCCGCTGTTGAATATCTAATGAAGCAAGGCCTTTCTCTTGAAGAGGCGGTAGAACAACTAAAAAATAACCCCCGTTTAATAGAAGCCCTAGAACGCGGAGAAGGCATTGCAGGCGAAGCCCTAGAACGTGGAAGGGCCGCTATAGACGATCCACGTGTGAGAGCAACCTTTGAACGTGGGAAGGGTATGGCAGGCGAAGCCCTAGAACGTGGAAGAGGACTTATGGAACGCCTACACGGAGTACCCCCCGGCGGCTTTGGTGCAGGTTCGGTTAATGTACCCCCCGGCGGCTTTGGTGCAGGCCCAGTTAATGTACCCCCCGGCGGTTTCGGGGGGACTAATTTACCTGTACCCGTACAGCGGTCTGGTTTGCCCGTACAGCGGTCTGGTTTGCCCGTACCCACAAGTAGTGATGTAGGGCTTCCTCGATCCTTTGATACGGATCATATAGATAGCTTCCGAAATAAAGCAGGACGTTTGGCAAAAGGTCTCGGACGTTTGGCCATGAACCCTTATGTAGCTGCGGCTTCAATAGGGATCCCTTTAGCTTACGACGCTTTAACAGATTCTCCAGGAGAATTGTTGGATCAACTAGACACACAAACACGCGCCTATGTTGAATATTTAATGGAACAAGGCGTTTCCATTGAAGAAGCGCTGAAAATAGCTAGTCCCTCCGAAGAGGCTCCTTTAGAAAGACAAGCCGGTGGCCCCGTCATGTCACCACAGGCGAGGATGCCGCCACCACAGGGAATGCCGCCACAGGCGATGATGCCGCCCCCTCAAGCCACACCTGCGGGCATGGATGCGTTAATGAGGGAAGCCCCGCAAATGTTAAACCAAGCCGAAGGGGCCGTAGCTACACGAATGGAAGAGGTGGGCCGTGAGTACGTCAACAACACGTTATCTGCGGTAGACATGGCTGAAGATCCCGAAGGGTTAATAAACGCTATTCGTGGAACAGACGTACCCCTTGAGCAACGGTATGACGAACTAGCCCAAATCGTGGGCGAACAGGATGCAGAGGCCACGCCGCCTTCTGTTTTAGCCTTGGTACAGCCTGCGATTATGATGACGGAGCAGGGTGCCGTGGACAGTGGTATAGGCAACCTGATGCAGGAATTATCGAGTAGTGCTGAAATGCTGACGGGAGAGGGCGAAGCCACTCCGATGGGAGAGGGCGTCGGCAATTTGATGATGGCTGGTGCACAACCGGCAATGGAAGCGCTCCCCCCTGAAGCCATGATGGGTCCCCCGCCCGGAGCGATGATGCCACCACAAGCGATGATGCCACCACCGCCCGGAGGAATGGCCTACGGCGGCCCCGTACAGCGTTTTGCTTATGGCGGTATGGTTAATAGTGCGCAAGGATTAGCCCGTCTAGGACGGGGGCCAGATACCGAGTTGGTTCATATGTCTAAACGAGAAATCGGTGCTCTAGACGAGATGGCTAGACAAAGGGGGTTTGCTGGACTACCTCTTAATCCACAAACAGGGCTTCCTGAAGCCGGTCTATTTGATCAGGATCCGGGTATTCTTGGCTCTGCGATCGACTTCGCTCGTAACCCTGTGGGGGCTTCGGTCGATCAGGCGAAAAATTTGTATACGGGCATTAGTAATATACTGGGTGATCCCAGTTTTCGGAAGGCTACAGGTGATTTTGACTATACTTATGGCGCAGACCGTCTAAATCCGAACTGGCGCAGCGCTGCGGAAGCATTGACCCCTGATTTTATATCTTTACCGAATCTGCCCGCTCTACAACATGCCGAAATGAGCTCGTTTAACCCGACCTCCCAGTTAGATGCAAGCAGCCTTGTCCAGTTAGGCGATAGCGGCCCCTTGTCTGGTCTAAGCAAAAGTGCGATAGAGCGCTTAGCTCAGAGAAATATAAGGGGCCCAGTAGATGACTCTGTCTTTAACGTCCCAACCATAGCTCCGGCAACAGTTACGGACACAGAGGCAACAGTACTTAACCGTCCGGGCAGAATGCTCTATGAACCGGGACGGCAAGACTTTAAGGTCGATTATGACGATCCCGAGCGTTTTAAACAAAACTTTGACGCGCGGCTTAAACTTTACGAAGACGTTTTAGGCTCTGACAAGGACTTTACTAAATCCCAGATGCTGTTTGACATTGCCGGTGCGGGCTTAAACTTTGCCGGTGGGCGCGGTGCGGGTGGTGAAAATGTTGCCACACGATCTCCTGCGGCGCAGTTAGCAGCCGCTTTTTCGCAAGTGCCTAAAACTATGGGGGAACGTCTGGCGCTGCAAAGACAGGAAGAACGGGGTGTGAAAACCGCCGCCCTCGCGGCCACCGAAAAAGAAGAAACCGCCCGCCGAGAGGTCGTCGCGGACGAGCGTAAACTTAAACAGAGCCTGCTGCTTGAGGTGGAAAAAGGGAATTTCAATGCAAACAATCTTGTGGATCTAACTGAGGGAAAGATGACGCATGAAAGAACTTTAGCGACGGCAGACCGCTTCTTGAGGGGAGAACTTGCAAGAATATCGAGCAGCACCGATTTAGCATCCGTTGGCATGCGCGGCAAGATTCAAGCTGCTCTGGGCGAGGTAGATCATCAATACGACATTATAAAACTAGCAGCAACGCTAGACACTCAGATTAAGAACAAGATGCTAGACGGCAATGTAGCGATTAGCCTGTCTAATACACGACTGCAAACTGAGCAGGAACTAACCCGGTTTAGACAAACTAGCCAAGACATAAGGTCTGAAAGAGAACTACGCCTTAGAGAAAATCTTGGTGCGGCCGGTCTTAGACAAACCTACGACGCGCTAAACCTACAACGCGCTAGTAGAATAGATGTATTCAATTTAGGCCTAGAAGGCGAGATAACCACGAGAGAGCGGGAACGGTTAGCTGCCAAAATACAGAGCAACCGGGATTACTCGCAAGCCTCTCAATTTGAAGAGTTGCAGGCTTTCAAAGAGAAGCTTTCGGACAGAGAGCAACGGATGTTTGAGCAAAAACTTGCGACGAACTTCTTGATGGCGACCACGGGCCAACTTACCAGAGAGGATTTGCTGCGAGAGTCCGCGTACGATAGACAACTCCAAAGCGCAATGGGCATAGACAACTGGAACAAGTTCAGTTACCAACTCGATGAAAACATACGACAATTTGACATAGCGAACGGGCTAGAGGCCGATTCAATATATGGCACAATGGCGCTTAAAAAGAGGGTCTTAGATCGGGAGGCCCTTGAATATCTTCAACGCAGCACACCGGGTGTTTTTGACGACATTCCGGGCGGCACTCAAGCAGAAAGAGATCGAAATATTTTTGCAATGAGGCCCCTATGGAAGCGTTATGCGGAAGGAACGTTAGCTCCTGCTCAGGAGGATTATTTATCCGCTCTTATAACAGGCTATCTGGATCCCACGCTAAACTCGCAAGGCCTCGAAACGCGCAAGGCCCTCCCACAAATGGCGCTTGCGGCTCTCCGAGAACGAGGGGAGCGGGGGCTAACCATGCCCATACAAAGTTCTACGGACATGGATTTTGAAGGGGTGGATCCGAACTTTTTTAATTCACGAGACGCCGCGTTGGGCGCGTATGATAATAGGCTTTTAAATTTGATTCCGGAGAGCTAAGGAGTATTTAACGTGCCAACAATAGCCGACTTTAAACAGCGTTATCCTCAGTTCGAGGATATGGCCCCTGAAACTCTGGCCCGTGAACTTCATACACGTTTTTATTCTGAGCGACCTTATGAAGATTTTATGCAGGAAGTATTACCTGCCCGTGGGGAAGAAAGCCAAGTTGATTTATTAGGTGTCTCTGAAGGTTTAGATCTGACGGCAGGCACTGGTGTCTCTGCAAAAGCAAACTTCTATATTAACCAAGCCTCGGATTTAGCTAATGAGGTATTTGGTACAGACATTCCAGCAATGTCTCAATCCGCCGAAGAGCTTATACCGGCTTTAGATGCGCTAAGCACTATCGCCACTACTGAAATGATGAAGACCATTTCAGGAAAGGAAAATTTACAACTCCAATTAAGGTTGCAGAAACTGCAAGTGCCTTCAAAAAGTTTTATCTATAACGACCGACGATCTTTGAATCAGTTTAAAACCGCCTCCCGCACTATGGATTTTGCAGGAAAACTTTTACTTGAAAAGCTAGAATCGGGGGACTTAGATCGCAAACAAATTATAAAAACTAAACGCGACTTATCCTCGGCGCGGTCACTTCAAAGAGAATACGATAAGTTGACGAACGCTTATGAGCGAAAAATGGGTATAGGCATGGAAGAGGAAGATGAAGATTTAGATCGATTCTTCACGTTTTAAGTAATCATGGCTGATTTCACAGACCTTTTAGACCCTTCTGGCATTCTGGATGAAGATACTTTATCGAGTATTGGAAACACAGCGGAAACGGCTCGTCCCATTTTAGGAGTTTCTCCAACGGGTTCCAGATTTATAGAAAATTTTGATACCCGTGGGGCTTATGCGGCCCTACGAGAAAAGGGGGATGAGGATTTAGAGGCCAAGCGAAAAATAGCTGAACGACTGGCTCAAGAAACCCGTTTTAGTATAGAAGCCGCCACACGAGCGGGCTATTCTTACGACGAAATCATAAGTAAATTAACCGGCGTAGACCGTGAAGAATACGGGGGCGGCTATGGGGCTGCGGCCCGTGGTTTCGGGAGAGAGATTGCTCCCACACTTGCTTTGGGAGCGGGTGGCGTATATGGAGGACGCGGCGCAGGAAAAGTGATGCGTGGCGCAGCGGGTGCGGCATCGGCGGCAGGTCAAAAGCTAAGAGAAACCGCACGGGATCCTTCCCCACCACGTCAGGTCGATCCAAGGGTACGTGCCACAGGCGGACAAAAGCCTAATTTAGCCGCACGTATTCTAAATCTCACGCCAAAAGTAGCAAAAGCTGCGGCAGCCGCAAGATTAGGGCCTATTTCAAAGGGCCTTGGTTATTTAACGGGGGTATTTGGCGGTGCCATTGGTGCGGAAGTCGCTGCCAGAAAAGGGGTAGACGAGGTTTTTGGCGAACCTCGCCCGTTGGAACTTGCCGATTACCCACGCTATGAAGCGGGTAGAACGGCGGGCATGTTTATTGGGTCTATTCCCGCTACATTTAGTATAGCGAACGTGCTAAAAGACATTCCAAATTTGGCTCCCGCAGCAATTGGTACAAACGTAGCGCGGATGGGGGCTAAAGAAGGTGGCGACCCTTCAGGTTTTGTAAGAAAAATGTTCGACTGGGGTCGTCAACAGGCCGGGGAGAAAGCGGCTAGGGCCCGTGCGAGAGCGGCTGGGGGGACAAGGGCCGCGCAGGAAGCCTTGGAGGGCGGCGCAGGGGCATTAAAAAAGGTTGGGCAAGCCATCGTTGAACACCCCAAGAGCGTAATTGCAGGTGAAGCTGCGTTAGGCCTTGCGTGGACGCCTTTCGGGGCAATGGTTGCAGAAGAACTCTATCCGGCTCAAGCCGGGGCTAAATTAGGCGCTGAAATCACCGCTTCTGTCGTTTATCCCGGCTCCATGCTTTCCCTTGTCAAAATTCCTTTTCGCAAAGCCAGCGCTGCCTTTGGGAAAGGTGCCCGAGAGCAACAGGCTGCGGATTACATGGTCAACCTATTTGATGAATTACAAAAAAGGGGTGTCGAGGAAACTCCAGAAGAGTTTTTAGCCACGCTTAGAGCCGCGAAGTTTGAAGACGTTTCAGGGAACGTGGTTGAAGTTACACCGTCGCAATTAACGGGAAGCACGACGTATTCCATATTAGAAAAGTTCTTGTCAGACGTAAGCCCCGCTTATTCTGCGGTTAATAAAAAGTCGGCTAGAGACGGCCATGCTGCACTAACCGGACTTATAACGGCGCTTTATTCTCACTCAGACCCCAATCTCGTCAACATGGCGGCGAAGCTAGAAGAAAAAATGCTTCAGGACACCTTTACAAAATGGTTCGACGTGAGGCTGGATAAGGCGGTTGCTACAACAGAAGCGTTTGCGAAACGTACCGATGCTACACCAGCGACCATACAAAGAGAGGTCAATAATCAAGTTCACGAAAGTATGAAAAGCGCATTAACAGACGCGCGAGTTGTAGAAAAGCGTCTTTATCAAGACGTTGATAAAACAATGGAGGTGTCTGTAGATAATATTGCAAAACGGTGGAATGACGAATACGCCAAGCTGTTTAAACCAGGCGTAACGCGTAAAGAATTAGAGAGAGCGGGAATACCCGCTTTTCTCAAAGAACTGGAAAACCCAGATAGTCAATTGTGGGGGCAATTAACGGAGCAGTTACAAAACAGCCAAAAGCTGTCCGATGATTTAAACAAAGCGGTAGAAAAATCCGCAGGGCAATCAGCGTCACTAGCTTTAAATAAGTATCTTCGCAGCAGGGCTATGGGTACGGGTTTAACCCCAGATCAAAAACTGGTCGCAGCGGAACGTGCCTTTCGAAACACGCCTGAAAGAGGAGGGGCCCCCGGCACATATGAAACTATTGAGGGTGTGGCAAAAGATTTGACGCCCAAACAACGAAAAAACGCCGCAGACTTGGCAAAAAAAATGCAGGATATTCGGAAGACAGATGCCGAAATAAACGGGCTAACCGCCGAAATTACAAAAATCAGTAATCCGGATGGTACCGCCCCGGAACATTTTAAACGTGTCACGTTACGAGAGCTTATGGGTTTTAGATCGGAAATGCTAAACAGCATAAGAAGTACGCAAGCCGGGGAAGTGGTTAATTATAACGCCCGTCGAATTTATGGCGAACTAGCGGACGCGGCGCTGGATGATATGGGAGCCAACATTAACAAAAACCCCATTTCTGGAGAAGTAATTGATGAAGCTCAGGAGGTCAGTCCTAACGTAAAAAAATTGATAAAAGCCTACACGTTTTCCAGAGCACTTAACGACAGCTTTTCAAGGGGCTTTGGTGGGACTCTGGGGCACGTAAAGGGAACGGGACAATATAAAGTACAGCCAGAATTAGCATTAGAGGAATTGTTCAAAGGGAGCAGTAATGCGGTCTCTATAAAATATACCGAACTTCAAGAGGCCCTATCCCTGTTAGAAACAGCCTCCAAAGGTATTAACGAAACCGCAGAAGGGCTTTTTGTTCCAAATATAGTATCGCTCATTGAAGACGAAGGTCTAAGAAAAGCAGGCGTCAATGACGCGCTGGATATGTTCCTGCGACAAGCCTTTCGAGATGAGGCTGTTGTCAGGACCCCTGTATATAACCCCGCGACGGGGGAAACTATTGATCGTGCGATCGTAGACGAAAAAAAATGGGGAAAGTTTTTAAAGGACCACGAAGAGATTCTTTCCTTAGACATTCTAAGTACGTTACGGAAGGATTTAACGGACCTTCCCCAACGAGATCAATTGGTATCGGCTTATTACAACAACCACCCTGACTTTCCAGACAGTGTAGATTTTGCACTTAAAGGTCCGGGGGAAACCCCTACGTCCGTAGGCGATTTTTGGGCGAACATGCAAAAAGAAGCTGTCTGGGCAAAACTTTTAGGGAACGAAAACCCTACCAAAGTGGTGGCAAACATATTTCGGAAGGACAACAAAAACTTTTCTCCTCAGTATAAAGAACTGGTTCGCTTGGCAAAGGGACACCCTAATACAGAGGCTCGTGAGGCTTTCAGGGACTCGATTATTAAATACGCCTTTGAAGAGGCGCGTACCCCCGACGGTTATAGCCTTAAAAAGATACACAAGGTTTTATTTGAGCCCGAGTATAACGGGCATAAAATGCCCCCGCTTCTTGAGGCTCTGGCCGATGATGAAATCGTAGGTACGACGTTTAACCAAAAACTAGACGATATAATCACTCAAATGGCTAAGCTGGAACGTCTAGCCGATCAGGGCGAAGATGTATCCAAAATATTGGAAAACGACTCCCCGCTCTTTGTCTTTGCGGCACGAGTAATTGGTGCCGCAGCGGGTCGTACGGCTGCTGCGAAAACAGGGATGGGCGGAACAGTTCAAATACCGGGCGCAGCCGCAACTTTCGCAAAAGCCTATCTTAATGACATGCCCTCGGTTCTGATTCAGGACATTCTTATCAAGGCCTCTACGCCGGGAAAAGACGGGGCGAAACTGTTAGAAGCGCTTCTTAAAAAAGGGCGTACCGAACAGGAAAAAACTGCTGCTGCTGAAACCATAGGTAGTGCTATAGCTTTCAGCCTTGGGGCCCCTGTTTCCGCTATTACGCGACGGCCCGTTCTAGGTTATGAAGTATTCAGAGCTGAGGATGTTGAACAGCCTTTTCCAGAAGACGCCCCAACCCCACAGTCTCGTGGGCCTCTAGCACCGGTCCGAGAATATATTCCACGTGTGGGACGTGCATTAATCCCCGGACGAGCCCCAGCGGCCTCTGCTCCTGCTCCGACACCACCGCCCACGGCTCCCGCTCCACAGCCCACGGCCCAAGGTACCACGCAGGAGAACCGGCAGCGCTTTGCTCAGATGTTCCCCGGAGACATTACTTCAGGCTTGATCAACCAAGGGATCGGTTCGTACCGTCCTTAAATCAGCCATTCTCGGGCTTTTTCCCCCAGCACCTGACTTGAGATATTGATTTTATCCCGCAGTGCTTGCAGGATTTTTTCATCAATGGTGTCGGGAGCAACCAGATCTATATAGGTCACATTTTTTTCTTGACCTATTCTATGGGCGCGGTCTTCCGACTGGAGCCGGATCTCCAAATCATAACTGTTGCTGAAGTAGATGACCGTCTGAGCCACAGAGAGCGTTAATCCAAACCCCCCGGTTCTCGGCTGGCCGACAAAAAACCGCAATTCTGAATCTGGGTCCTGAAACTTTTCGACTATTTCCTGTCGATGCTTCTGTTCTGTTGCGCCAAAATAAGAGGCCGCCGCTTCGTCTCCGAAGCGACGGCGCAGGGCGTTGGCAATGCGGCCTATGTCGTACGTCCATGAGGCCCATATGATCGCCTTGCCCTGAAGTTCTTCGACAACCGCCATAAGTTCGTCTAGACGATTGTTTTTAATCTCTTCTATTTCACCATTGTCCGGTTTCAAAAACCCACAGGTGATTTGTTGCAGTCGCATGATTTGTGTCAGAACGGAGGAAGTGGTTGCCAGCTCTCCTTGATCGAACTGCGCGAGCGCCAGCTTTTTCATTTGTCGATAGAGGCGTTCTTGCTCTGCGGTTAAAGCAACGTCTCGGCGCATGTAAATTTTTTCGGGTAGATCTAAACAATCTTTTTTAAGGGTTCTCAGCGAGAACCGATTGAGTTTTTCATTCAGCTCATCAAGCCGTTGGTAACCCACAATTTCCTGAATGCTCCGAGGGCCAATGTGGCGCTGCTGCATCCGTGCATAACGATTTCGAAACGCATAAAAACTTTTGAAGCCTAAAGCCTTGGGGCTTAAAAACGCGCATTGGCTGTACAAGTCCATCGGGGATTTTGTAATGGGCGAACCGGTTAAAATGCGCCGGTACTTTGCAAACTGAGCCGCCTTTATGATGTTCTTCGTCCGAAGTGCTTTGTGATTTTTAATCGTCGTGCTTTCATCCACGACCAACAAATTTTTGGGATTACTTTTTAAGTATTTCAAAAGAGTGCTTGCACCTTTTTTGGTACTCACCGCTTCTATGTTCATGACCAAGGTGTGTAGTGTTTCTGCTTTACGTTTTGCGGGATAGAGAATGCCTTGCATCTCCCCAATAAACTTTTTTGTGAGGTTATTTTGCCATCGGACCAAATTGTGTGGGATCCGATCTGGCAGGTGCCGGGGGATCTCCGATCTGATCCAGTTGTCGTACACACCTTTTGGAGCCAAAATAAGAACCGTGTCGATGTGTCCGGCTTCAAAAAGCAACGCCATCGTGTCCACAATAACTTTGCTTTTGCCCGTGCCCATTTCCATGTACAGCGCATAATATTCTGAAAAACAAGAGTTTTTCAGAGCCGTAGTCTGATGCTCATACGGTTTTGTTTTCCATTGATAGTTGCTCATAGCGGCTAGCATAGTTTCCCCCTTGACTTGTGCAATGGTATAAGACATTATCGGCTGCGTAAAGGGCCAATCACCCTTTCAACCACGAACCACAAACCACGGAACAGGAGAAGCTATGAGCGATTTAATCTTCGATATGGAAGCCGATGCCGTCTCTTCCAAACTAAGCAACGTTGACGACACAAACCTAAAAACCGTTGCTGAAGTTGCCAACCGCATAATCGAAACAGAAGAAGATATTGAGCAATTGGAGAACTTGCTCAAGCAACGAAAAAAAAGCCTGCTCAAACTAACCGACGAAGATCTTCCGGCCATGCTCACTGAGATGGGCTTATCGGCATTTGAACTGGAAGATGGATCAAAAATTGCTTTGAAACAAACCTACGGTGCCCACATAAAAGTGGACAACAAAGAAGCCGCTTTCAATTGGCTTCGCGACCACGAATTCGATGATTTAATCAAAAACACGGTAAGCGTGAACTTCGGACGAAACGAAGATACCAAGGCCCGTGAGTTTGTAACAATCATTGAAGGGCAGGGGTTTTCACCTGCTCAAAAAACAGATGTTCACCCTTCAACACTCAAAGCCTTTGTCAAAGAGCGTATTGAACAGGGTGAAGAAATCCCGATGGAACTGTTCGGCGTCTTCGTTGGACAGCGGGCAACAATCAAGAGAGGAACCAAGTAATGGCGACGAAAATGACCACAAAAAAAGTGAATAAAGAGCTGACTGCTGGGCTAGATACCTCCCTGTTAGAATTGGACGCGGGGGTGGGTAACGAAGAGGTGGGACAGGAAGATCTCGCACTTCCTTTCCTGAAACTGCTACAGGCCAGCAGCCAGAAAAGCATCAAGCAGTTGAAGGCGCTAGGTATTAACGCCTCGCCGGGGGATGTTTGGAACAGCGTGACCAATGAGCTTTACACGGACAGAAAACTTCGTGTTATTCCCGCTGCCTATCAGCGTCGGTTCATTGAGTGGACCCCGCGTGGCGACGGAAATAACGCTCCGGTATCCATCTATACGCCGGACGAAAAACGCCCGGAAACCACCAGAAGTCCTGAAGACAACAAGGATTATACGGAAAGCGGGTCATACCTGGAGGACACACATCACCATTATTTGCTGGTGCTGAACGACAAGGGTCCTTCCACGGTTGCGTTGCTGGCGATGAAAAGTACGGCCTTAAAAAAGTCTCGAAAATGGAACAGCATGATCGCTTCGCGGGTAATGACCAACGACGCGGGAAAGATTTTTAGCCCACCCCGTTTTGCTTACATTTACACGTTGCAGGTCATCGAAGATGGCAACGATGAGGGCGACTGGTTCAATTGGGACGTGACCTTGGAAGGACCCGTAGAAAACGCGGACCACTATCAGGAGGCCCGTCAATTTGCCCACAGCATCAAAACCGGGACGGTCACTGTTAAGCATCAGCAGGAAGAGGGTGGTACAGAAATAGATGAAGATGTGCCTTTCTGATCGAAGATAATTAAAACAAAGGGCGGCGCATGGCGCGCCGCCTCGATCAGGGGGAGTTTCATGTCTGATGCAGAAAAATTTGCAGGTATTTTCGACGGCCTGAAACAGGCGTACGGAACCTACAACATACAACGAAAAAACGCGAACGGAAAAAATCTAGGTAAAGCCAACCTAGTTCGCGAACCACGCACCACGGCTCTGTGGGAAAAGCACCTGAGCGGCGAAGGGGTTTCTGTTGGGGTCATTCCCATAAATGAAACGAACGAATGCCGCTGGGGCTGCTTGGATATTGATGAATATCCGCTCAACCACACCGCGCTTGTCAATAAAATCCGCGAAGCCAAATTACCGCTTGTCGTGTGTAGGAGTAAATCCGGCGGTGCACATTGCTTCCTGTTCTGCACAGATTGGATTGCTGCAAAGGATATGCAGGAGGTTTTGCAGAATTTAGGGGCTGGGCTGGGCTACGGCACGTGTGAGGTGTTTCCTAAACAGATCCAACTGAATCTGGACAGGGGGGATGTAGGGAATTTTCTTAACATTCCTTACTATGATGCCGCCGAGGGGTTGCGATACGCTATTCACGACGATGGCTACGCTGCCACGCTTTCTGAGTTTTTTGAACTGCACGAAAAGTATGCTCAGACACCCGAGCAGTTGCTGTCCCTGACTATGGAAGCCACTGACGGTACGCCCGTGCCCGACGGCCCTCCCTGTTTACAGCATCTGTGTTCTCAAAAAATTTCCGAGGGGTCCCGAAACAACGGGCTTTTTAATATAGGCGTTTTCCTGCGAAAAGCCTTCCCAGACTCGTGGGAAACGGAGATTTTGAATTACAACGCGAACTACCTCGTCCCTCCATTGCCCCTCTCGGAAGTCAACGTCGTCGCCAAGCAGTTGCAAAAAAAGGACTACACTTACAAGTGCAAAGACAGCCCCATAAACGCTTTCTGCAATGCCGACCTATGCCGCACCCGCAAGCACGGCGTAGACGCCACGGCCACCGGAACACTTATCGCCAACCTGCGAAAATACAACAGCCAGCCTCCTGTTTGGTTTGTGGACGTGAACGGACAGCCGCTGGAAATGGACACGGAAGGTCTGATGAACCAGCCAACCTTCCAGCGAGCCTGCGTCGAACAATTGAATTTCATGCCACGTACGCAAACCAAACAAGTGTGGGAAGGACGCCTTAACCACTTGTTGACGGACATGACGCAAACCGAGGGCAACGTACTGGAAGTGAGTCAAGATGCCAGCATAGCCGGGCAGTTTTATGATTTCCTCGAAGAATGGTGCACAAGCAAACAACGAGCTAGTGAGCGGGAGGAAATACTTCTACGACGCCCTTACACGGATGAGGAAGACGGCATCACATACTTCCGACTAAAAGATTTTGACGCTTTCCTGCGAAAGAACCGATTCTTTGATTTCAAACCACACAAGATGGCGCAGCGCTTACGGGACATAAACGGAAAATCTATCCTCCTCAAAGTCCGTGGTAAGCCTGTCCGCGTGTGGTCTATCCCGGCCCACGAGCAGCACTCCGTCGAAGTGCCTACCCCAGATTTCGGGGAAACTAAGGACGCACCGTTTTAATGTTCCCCGAGAGAGGTATATAACGAATGCTTAAACAAATGCGGGAAATATGGAACTGGTTTGTCGTGCTAATACGGCGGCCAAAGACTAAGCCCCGCATGAAGGCACGTCGAATGTCGAAGCCGGTTGGCCGTGTCGGAACTTATAAAACATTGTCTGGATTGCTGGAGAATATAGACATAGTTCAAGAACGTCTTTTATGTAAGACCCTCTACAGTGAAACGCATCGGAAAACACGAAAAGCGTTGAGGAATATCGGCCCCTATATCCCCCACGTCGGATCGAAAACGCACACTTCGAAGGTTCTGGATACCACGAAGTTGAGTTCGATCATGTTTGTTGCGCTATCAAGAAAAAATAGCGAAAGAGAAAAGGTAAAATTTAAAGGCTCCGTGGAACTTGAGGATTCTTGCCCCAGCGAATTTATTTACGCCGTCAAAGCACCAAAACACTTAGGGTTCGACTTGACAAAACCCAGACATAAGTCGTTGGCGGTGTACGAGTGCGGAATAGCCTTTCGGGACATATCAGACGACAAACTTGCTTGGATTTCTTTTTATTCCTCCGTAAACAAGGCCGGGGAAGTGGAGATTCTGCGGCAGAGAATGCCTAAACAATTTTCTTTTCCAAAAAAATCGGGGCGCTGCGGTCAAGATAGTGGTGGTTACACACAAATGAACCATTGGGGCCATTCAACGATGGACAAGGAACCCATTCAAGATTGTTGGGAATCCGTTGAAGCCTTTTTGCGATGTATTTTTTGCAGTGCACTAAATTTTTGGAGGTTTAAAGATCAGCAGTGGTCGGTGTCCATCCGAAAACAAGGTTATCGCGTCACATTTAGTGTGCCCATGAAAGAAACGAAATACTATTTTAAAGACCGGGAAAAGACGGCCCTGACGCCAACCGGTAAAAAGAAAACAATTATTCACTATGTGCGGGAGCATCAGCGTCATGTAAACAATAAAATAACTACCGTGAAAGAACATTTGCGAGGGATACGAGAATTCCAATGGAATGACTGCCTGTGTTGCGTCACGGCACCTACTTTTCACCAGTTTTCATCGCAAAATTTCGTGGCAACACCTAGCGATTTTGATGACAGCAGCGAACCCTACGTTGAAATTGATGATATGGCGAAGATGCTGGCTAATCTTGAAGACTCTCAAGAAACCGCTTCAGCGAACGAATGTTTGGATAACCCGGCTTAAAATGTTTCGGATCTTCGGACCCCCCGGTACAGGGAAAACTACGACGCTGTTAAATCTGGTTGACCAAGCTCTGGCCGATCAAGTGCCTCCTAACCAGATCGCATTCCTCTCGTTCACAAAAAAAGCCGCCACGGAAGCGCGGGACCGCGCCGCCAAGCGTTTTAACTTGGATGCTGAGCATGACTTAGTCTATTTTCGCACCCTACACAGCTTGTCCTATCGCCTGTTGGGTTTGCGCAACGACCAACAAATGAAAACGGAGCACTTCCACGAGCTTTCAAACCACCTTGGGATCCAGTTGGTGAGGTCTAAAAAGGATCCCTTTGCTGGCGATGGGACGACAATTTCCTCCTCTGACCACCCCATTTTAAGCCTCATCAATCTGGCGCGATTGAGAAAAATTTCCATTCGCGAGCAGTACAACCAATCCAACATAGATAACGTCTGGGAAGAAGTGTCGTACGTGGACCGCGCCTATCAAAAATATAAAGAAGCAAACGGCTTGCTGGACTACACCGACACCCTCGTGATGTTTGCGGAAAATATGGCAGACCACTGCCCACGGTTCAAGGTGTGCTTTCTGGACGAAGCGCAAGACTTGAGTCCCCTGCAATGGGACATTGCCCACGGTTTGGATGAACACAGCGAAAAAATGTATTGCGCTGGCGACGACGACCAAGCGATCTACCGCTGGGCGGGAGCCGACATAAATCAATTCATACACCTGCCCGGCGGCTCCGAAACCTTGGAACAATCGTATCGGATCCCACAAAGCGTCCATACCGTTGCCGATAAAATTGTGGCACGAATCACAGATCGGTATCCCAAGCAATATCGGCCCCGGCAGGAAAAGGGCACCGTCGAACGGATCTACGATCTGTCTGAAGCAGACTTGTCCCACGGCTCATGGCTCATCCTTACCCAAGCTAACTACATGCTTGACCCGCTGGACACCACACTGCGCTCAATGGGCTACTTGTTTGAACGACCCCGCCAGCGGTCTATTTCTGAAAAATTGTCGGAAGCGGTGAATGGATGGGAAGCCTTGCGGAAAGGAAACGAAGTCTCACTGCACACGGCCCAGTGTGTCTACGGATATATGACAGGAAATGGGGTGCGCGTCACACGTGGGCACAAAAAAATCCTCGAAGATGAAACCGCCATGTTCACGTTGGAAAAACTTCAAAAACAGCACGGCTTGTTGGCTAGCGAAGATCAAATCTGGCACGAAGCAATGGACAAACTGCCAGATGCAGATCGTGCGTACATCGTGGCCCTGTTGCGGCGCGGAGAAAAGTTCAACGCCCAGCCGCGTATCCGCTTATCCACCATTCACCAAGCGAAGGGCGGCGAAGCGGATAACGTCGTTTTGTTTTCCGATTTAGCGCCCGCAGCGGCACGAGATTTTAATAATGACACACACCGCGTTTTTTACGTGGGGGTAACACGTACGCGACAAAACTTATATATTGTGGAACCGGAAAACCTGCATTTGAGCTATCTTTTATGAAACCTATCACCAAACTTCAAATGACAATGTTTCCCCCTAAAAGCGAGTGGGTGCCCCCGAGTGAGCTTCCAGATCTCACGTCAGCATCCGAAATTGCTATCGACCTGGAAACAAAAGACCCTGGCTTGAAAACGCACGGCCCCGGCTGGCCCACCGGCAACGGGGAAGTAGTGGGCTATGCCATAGCCACCGCTTCGTGGAACGGATACGTGCCGATCCGCCACGTGGGCGGCGGCAATCTGGATGAGCGCATCGTGCACCGCTGGATTAAAAAAATCTGCGAATGCCCTGCGGATAAAATTTTTCACAACGCCGCATATGACGTGGGCTTTTTGAAACACGAGGGCTTCACAGTGAAGGGCAAGCTCATCGACACGATGATCACCGCCAGCTTGCTCGATGAAAACCGCTTTTCCTATTCGCTGAACGCACTGGCCTATGACTACCTGTCCCAAACTAAAAGCGAACGCCTGCTCACCGAAGCCGCACAGGAATTTGGCCTAGACCCAAAAGCAGAGTTGTATCTGCTTCCCGCCATGTATGTCGGTCCCTACGGCGAGGCCGATGCACGATTGACCCTCGATCTCTGGCACTGTTTCAAACTTGAACTGAGGAAGCAGGATTTGTCCGCTATCTGGGAATTGGAAATGGCGTTGCTGCCGGGCCTGATCGAAATGACGTGGAAAGGTATTCGCGTCGATCTTGACCGCGCTGAACGGACCAAACAGGAACTCATCAAACAGGAAAAGGCCGCGCTCCGAAAGATCAAACAACTTGCCGGGAAAGATGTCGAAATCTGGGCCGCGCAATCAGTCGCTTCGGCCTTTGAAAAGGTGGGCCTGTCCTACCCAAAAACGGAACAGGGGGCACCGTCTTTCACACGCGGCTTTCTGTCAGAACACTCTCACGAATTACCCGTTCTTATCATGCAAGCGCGGGAATTGAATAAAACGCATTCGGCCTTCGTCGGCAACATTCTTAAATATGTGGGGAAAGATGGCCGCATTCACGCGCATATCAATCAAAATCGCAGCGATTCCGGCGGAACGGTGTCCGGTCGCCTAAGCTATCAGAACCCGAACATTCAGCAGTTGCCTGCACGGAACCCGACACTCGGCCCCATGATCAGAAGCCTGTTCCTGCCCGAGGAAGGGCAACAGTGGGCGGCGATCGACTACTCGCAACAGGAACCACGGATCTTGGTGCACTACGCCAAGGCCTACGGCGATTCAAAAAATACGGAATTGAAGGGCTTGTCCGAATTTCTGGAAGGCTATACCAACGATCCAAAAATGGACTTCCACAGCCTCGTCGCCGAAATGGCTGAAATCCCACGAAAGCAAGCAAAGCTCATTAATCTTGCCATGATGTACGGAATGGGCGTCAACAAGCTGGCGGAACAACTCGACATTGACAAAGCCGAAGCCAAGACCCTCACCGACCGCTACCACGAGCGCGTACCGTTCGTTCGCCAGTTGATGCAGGGGGTAAGCCGCCGATTGAACGACCCACGCTCCAGCGGCTCTATACGCAGCCTACGTGGACGAAAATGCCGCTTCGACCTGTGGGAGCCAGACTCGTTTGAGATGCACAAGGCTCTGCCGCGAGAAGAAGCCATAGCCGAATACGGCGGAACAACGCGACTCGTTCGCGCATACACCTACAAGAGCCTCAATAGATTGATCCAAGCCAGCGCTGCGGACATGTGCAAGCAGAGCATGGTTGATTTGTTTCAGATCGGTGTGGTGCCTCTTGTTCAGATCCACGACGAACTGTGTTTTTCGGTTGAGAACCGGGAGGAGGCGGAAAAATACGCGGAAATTATGGAAAACGCGGTGCCCTTGGAAATTCCCAACCGCTGCGATATTGAAATCGGCCCCAGTTGGGGCGAAGCCTCTTGATTTTATTGGAGAATCCTATACAATCCCATCACTTCACTAGCCCAATCGGAGAACCTAAGAATGGACACGACGAAATGGAAGTCGGTGCTTGTCACCCGCCCCATGTACGAGGAAATTTCCGCCGTCGCTCGCATCGAAGCTCGATCAATATCGGGGCAGTTGCGACTTTCTTGGGAAGCGTGGAAGCGGGAAAATCTGTCGAAAAAAGACCAGAAGTTTTTGAAGGAGGAAATTGTCGCTCGGCGGGACGCAGAGAGCGCCTAGCGTTTCACGTGAAGGCAAGCCGAGATAGAACCGGCGCGTCAGCGGACTCGGCTTTAACCGCTCGCGCCACTTTGTATAATGCCGTAAAGGGAAACGGCGAACACCGACCCAGAAGCTATCCACATGTAAATTTTTCCCCAAACTTTTCTGCTTCGATAGCGCTCGTTCGATTTCCGCTGATCCTGCATGATATACTCCATTTTATTTCCTTTGCTTGTTTATCTATGGGACAATGTAAGATACGCTGAAGCCTAAGTCAAAAGGAAACAAAAATTATGTCGAACATTGTAAGCATTCCTCTTCCACCGGAAACGATAGAATGGGTCGCCGCTGTCCGAATAATCGAAGCGGCTTTGGTAGAATTTTCGGACAGCCTGTCCAAAGAGGACGCGGTTGCGTTGGAACGCGCGTGGAGCCGGATACAGCAAGGATGAGCATGTCTTCTGAAGCCCAAAACAAAATTAACGAGTTTGAAAAAGCGGCAGCATTAACCGAAAAGCTCGTTCAAAAATTTTACGACGAGGAGTTGACATTTGATGCCGCGATGGGCGGCGCGTTGACCGTGATGCTACAGTGCCTTTTGCGCGGAACGTCGGATCAAACGCACGCGCTCGGGATCTTAGGGTCTGCCGTGAGCATCGCCGTCGCTTCGAACATGAGCGCCGAAGAAGGAACGCCGAACGAGGAAGTTTTAGAGTCCGTTTTAACGGGCTCTGAGGAAGGGTTGCTTCACTGATCCTCCATACTACGCGCACATTCCCGGCTGATTTTCCCCTTTCAACGCCGGATTTTACCGGGCCTTGCGCCCGGTTTTTTTTTACGGAATTAAATCATCCACCTTCCTCGGGTATCCACCTGCATGGGAGTTCGAAATGCCGCTGCCGCTGTGGGTGTTTAGCGTCGTATGCCGCCCTTCTATTGATTTCCTCAAAAGCTGCCTTCGGCCCCAAAGTCACTACCATCATGTATCGCTGCATATGTTTGATTTCCTCCCGCTCAGAAAAATCTTCCAGCTCACCAGTCACCGGGTCTCTCCTGCCGATCGGCATCCCGTGTCGATACTCTTTTGCTAATTTTTCCCAATCCTTCATATCGGTTCCTTCAATTTTATCTGCTGGCCATTCCATTATTTATTCTCCTATAAAATTTTCCGCACGCAGTTGACCGGTCCCATACCCTCCTGTAAAATAGCATACCGGAAAAAAACCTCAAAGGAAAAAACGATGCATGGGTTAGACCTTTACGAGAGAGATAACGAGGCAGAAAAGTCCAGTGCAGATGAAGATAAAAGGCCCGGCGGCGAAGCCGCGCAAGAGCCACAGCAATTTCTCGTGGTGTGGCGCAGCTTCGCCAGCTTAGAACTGCACTTCGAAGCGACTTATACGCGCCCGGAAGCCGAACACATCGCTCGGAATTTATTGATCAACCACCGCCCCTCACGGATCTACAAAGTCAATTTGCCGTGAAAACAAAACGGGGCAGCGAAAAAACAAAGGAAATACATTATGCGTAAAGAATTTTGCAGAGTGAAAGGCCGACGTACTGGGACCGATCGTAGACCGTTCGAGGCGGTCCTCAGTCGTTCGGCTGTGTTGTACGCAATCCGCAATAATGACGGAAGCCTGTATGCGCTGATTGACGGGCCCCTGGGGGAGGTAAATCTGACCCCGCTGACTTACGCCCAAGACGGGGAAGAGCGGGAATTTTTCTTCGAGTGGCTGACGGAAAAATGTAAGTCGGACGCAGGAGCAAAGTGATGCAAACCTTCTTACCCTATGCAGATTTGCGAGACAGCGTGGTCTGCTTAGACAATAAACGGCTTGGTAAACAGCGCGTCGAGTGTCTGCAAATATTGAACGTACTCGAAGGGCGGCGCGACGGCTGGAAAAATCATCCAGCGGTCAAAATGTGGACCGGCCACACCGAGGCGCTGCACCTGTATAAGGACATCTGTATAACAGAATGGATAGACCGGGGATTTAATAACACGATGATCCTAACCTCCAAGAAGGGCCCTGAACCAAACCTGCCCGACTGGTGGAACGGTGAAATCCACGCTACACACCGTAGCAATCTACTGCGTAAGGATGCAGACCACTACGGTCAATTCGGTTGGGCAGAGGCGAACGACCTGCCTTATTACTGGCCCGTTAAATAGCTGACGGAAGATAAAAAAACCCGACCCCGTGAAGGGTCGGGCTTAAAGGCACTAGATCTTTTCCAGACCCAGATGCCACGCCAGCTTGGCTCCTAAACTTCCCACCGTATCCGCAAAATTCTCGGACAAGTGATCGCTTTCATGGAAATGCGCGAACTCATGGAGCATTAACTCTACCTGCACTTTTCTGTTTTCACGCCGGAACCATTGTCGTCCCAGCGCGTCAACGTTCAGGTGCAGACTCCGCTTGGAGTACGCCGCCATGAAGGCGTTGTCGGTTTTGACCAACACAACCCCAGTTGAGCATCCTAGCAGTAGCTCGTGCAGCCGCTGAGCAAACGCTACCGTGTCGCGTTGGTCGTCCGTCCAATTGCCCGGATCCACGGTTTCCGCTTCGGGCGCATTCGGATCATTCGAATACGCGTCGTAGCTGGTCGGGAACTTCTGCCCCGCAGCCGGAATGGCGGACGCCGCCTTGGCGTTCCCCCATTGGCCGCCGGTCAAAGTGCCCCCGGTGATAACCGTGTAGCCGTTCGCCGCCGCGACCCGGTTCGCTTCGGGGTTGGACGGGTCATAAGCGACCCGCTTCTCCCCAAACCTCGCTGTCATCACCCGCTCCGTCACTGCATCCGTGCAGCGCTCGTCCGATGAAGCTTCCGTCACCCACGACTCTGAAAAGTCCTCGGTGTCGAGCAAGTGCGCCGCCGCGTTCAGAACCGCGACCCGTAGTTCCGCCAAGTAGGCGGGCGTCACGTTGTCGCGATCCGCGTTCAACGGCACTTTTTGCTGCACGTTCACGTGCCAGCGACCTTCGGTCTCAACGACCGGGATCCCGAGTTCGTAAATGTGCGGCACCTCATCCGCCGTCGGCTCGTAAAGCTCCACCGTCGTAGCACGGCGGCTTCGCTTTAGATTGCCTTCGGCGTCGGCAATGACTGTCGGCAGCGTCAGTTCAAGGGTGCTGACCGGAGAACGTGAGTTTAACGTCACGATCCGATCTTGCACCTTCAGCGTCGTTGCGATTCCCGGCGGACACAGCAGGCTATCGAAAAATATTTCGAACGCCCGAATATCCGCGTCGGTCAACGGTAACGTCGCCTCGAACAGACTACCCGACTCCCGGCGGCTGCGGAGGTTGTGACGACCCTTAGCGTCAAATGCGACGCCGCCGGTCACCGTCACGATCCGCGCCTCCCGGCACATGGACAGAACGAGCTTCTCACCAAGATTGAACCGCCCTCGCAGCGTTGGATCGGCCTTTTTGGCTGACGGCGCGTAGAGAGTGTAGGCGTGGGTCAAGTCGGACCAACCGTCGGGATCGTCGTCGACTACGGTAACGACCGCGAGGCCGCGACGTAGCTTCTCGATCTCAACAGTAACGTTGGTCACGTTTTGATCCCAAGCGTTTTGGATCAACTCGGCAAGCACGAACGATCGGGGCCGGTCGGCCATCAATTGAGACAGACCTTTCCTGTCAACGTCGAACCAAGCTCGTTGTGCTGTTTTTGGCACAGCACGGCCTTTTGCCTTGTAAGGCATAAGCGCTTCTCCCCTTTTGTTAAAGAACACATTGCGACCGAGATAGCCGCTCCCATATTATCCCATAGATAGGGTTTTGGCTCAATGGGCGCGTAAGTCTTTGATTTAAAAGAGGTTTCAGGAATTGGGGTTTTCGGGTCACGGAACAAGGAACACGATTTACTATATATACGTTTCAAATAGTTTTTTTTTATTTTTCTAAAAATATGCCGTTACCTCCGTTACCAGTGTTACTTTAGGTGTTTTTTATATATAAACCAATAACTTAGTGGTAACAAAATAGAGCAAAGTAAGGTGTTACCTATTAGACCAATAAAGTTACTCTACCTTAATCAGGAAAATACCTTAGTACGATCTGAGTGAGTTTTTTTTTATTTTTTATTCAGAACGTATATATAGTGTTTCCTATTTTTTCGGCGTGTGGCAAAATTCGGGCATGACAGTGAATCAAAGCCGCTATCTCGTCTTGCCCGACCCGGACAGGCATAAGCCGCGCCCGCCGCGAAAAGTTACACCACCGCCCTTTTTGCCTGAAAATCGTCCGTTGACGAAAAAGCAAGAAAAATTCGTGCGCGAGTTGGTGGAAAATACCGGGCGCATCACCTTACGTGAAGCTGCGGAACGCGCAGGCTATAGCGCTCGCGGCGCGTCAGTCCGGGCGTCTGAACTGACGAACCCGGCGATGTATCCCCATGTCGTCAAGCGGATCCTCGAAGTCCGTTCTGAGATGAAGATTAAATATGGCATCGACGAGGACCAGCATCTTGCGGACCTTTGGCGGCTGCGCGAGGAAAGTTTGTCGGGCGGTGCCTTTTCGGCTGCCGTGGCCGCCGAGAAAATTCGCGGATCGACGGCTGGGCTGCACGTTTCGAAATCGGAAATTCGCCACGGCAGTATCGACCAGATGAGCCGCTCTGACGTTGAGCGCGAACTGATTAAAATCCGTGAAAGTTTTGCTCCTTTGATGGCGACCCCAGACGATGAAAGTAGCGACAGCGAAAAACCGCGAGTCGAACTTCTGGAAGCAAGTCCGGACAAATCTGCCTGAGAGTTGGATTGCCACGCGAATTGAGTCGTGGGCCGTGCCTGGAGTGCCGGATACACTTCTCTGTGATTCCGACGGACAGATCCACCTTATTGAATTAAAGGTTTGCACGGCGAACGCTGTTCGACTGTCGCCGCATCAAGTTTCTTTCCTGACACGCCATGCCCACGCCTCCGCGTGGGTGCTGATTAAAAAGCAGCCCTTCAAGGATCGAGCGCACTCCGTCCTGTTGTATCGCGGCGCGGACGCAATTGCGCTGGCTACCGACGGTTTGTCCGGGGCGGAACCGGCGGGCCATTGGCGGAACCCTGTGCCGTGGGCGGACGTTTTTAGTCTTGTAAAGTCCCATACCTAACGGTATGCTTTGGGGGTGTAAAACTAAACCTCAAGGGGTAACCAAATGAATCTCACAGTAGATCAATTAACCGCCGTAAAAGCTTATGCAGAACAACACGGCGAGGAATGGAAAACCAGCTTGCAATCCGATTGGATGCGCTCGGGCTCCGCTACTTATCGCGGCGAGTGGGCGCACCTTCAGCAACTACGGAATCGTTTAGGACCAAAATGGTTGTATGAATTTCAACTGGCGGAACTACTGGATCGCGCCTCGCAACCGCGTAACACATGGACAACTTCGGAATTGCAGGAAGACTTTGAAGTCGAGGGCTTCGGCGGCGGACTTTGCGTGGTGCGTCGGAAATCCGACAATCAACGGGGCAGTTTGCAGTTCGATCATATGCCGCGCCTGTACTTCAATTTTGTGCCCGCCTGAGTGTTTATTTTTAAGCTGATCGAGTGGATCGTAAAACGGTGCGAGGGCGAGACTGACTGGGACCGGATCCAGCGCGAAAAGCGCGAAAAGCGGGACCGGGAAAGGGGGCAATAAACAAAAACCAATGTAAGGGCTGCTAACGTGGCCCTTTTTTTTCAACCGTGCATCCTATACACTCCGATACTCTACGTTTAGAAATTTTAACTTAAAGGGGATTTTTGATGGAAAATCAACACGGAGACCTTCAGTCTCTACTAGTAAATTTAAAGGATCAGGAAGCGCGAAAAGCGGACTTTGTCGCCGACACGGGCGGCCTGAATTTTCGGACGATCGAGGGCAAAACTTTTGTACACTCCGAGCAAACCGGTATGGCGACGGTGTCGAGCCGCTGCAACGACGTTGCGTTCGGGCAGGTCCTCGCGAAAGCGGACATTGACAGCCGCACCGGGCGGCGGTTGCAAGAGCGCTATCCCGACGTTTTAGATTTAGCGCTAAATCGCATTTACACGAATGAGCCTAAGCAAGTTATGCTCCGGACCCACGCCTACACTACCTTCGAGCAAGGTGTTGGCGGCGGCGAGCTTCGCGCCTTCCTCTCGGATAAGTTCAAGCGTTTTGATAACTTCGATATGCTCAATGCGGTCGTTCCCGTGTTGGCCGAGTCGGACGCCCGCTGGGAAATTGTCAATGCGTCGGTTACTGAAAAGCGAATGACTTTGCGGTTGAAGTCTGCCGCGATCACCGGCTCCGGGGCGAACGTCGGAGATTTAATGGCCTTGGGATTAAGCATTTGCAATTCAGAAACGGGGCACGGCAGTGCCGCACTCGCAATGTTAGCGTGGACGCTGATCTGTCTGAACGGCATGCAAACGTCGCGAAAGCAGCGCAGTGCGCATCTCACGTCCTCGCAATCTGAAAGTGACGTGTGGTCGGTTCTCACTCAGACCGCTAAGGACGCCGATAACGCGGCGTTGTCGCTAAAGCTGCGCGACGTTGCGGCTAATTATTCGAGTCGCGAATCCTTCGCTGAAGTGTTGGAGACGTTTCGCGCGGCGGCGGGCGATACCTTAAGCGCGGGAACGACCGCGCAGGCGGCGGTGGATCAAGTCGGGCGAGTCCTTCAACTGACTAAAAAAGAGACCGCCAGCGTTTTGGATGGCCTGTTCTCGACAATGGCGCAGCCGGGTTATGCGGGGCAACCGGTATCGCGTGCGACACTAGTCAACGCGGTAACGGCGGTCGGCAATGATGCCGCGTTACGCGCTAACCGGATAGATGCGGACGATGTTGGCGAGTGGGAACGGCGCGGCGGGCGGTTGCTCAATCTCCCCGTTTCGCAATGGTCGTCGATTGCGAGTGCGCAGGCCGCGTAACTAACCGTCGATTTTTGACACTTCGAACCGGGCCAGGGTGCCCGGTTTTTTTTCGTTCGCGTTTTGCTCGAGTAGCTCGAGTATCCCATACAGTTGCATACCTGAGGGCCGTCGTGTATAGGTGTTCGCGTGTTTATTAATAAAGGGGTCAACAATGATTAAAACAGTAGTTAACAGTAGATCAAGTAAAACCGCCGGGTGTGATATTACATATCGCGCCGGGGTTCGCGACGTTTTCGCGACGTGCCCGGATACTTGTAGCCTAAAGCCCGCTAATAGCACCGGAACCGGCGAGATTGATCACGAGTATCTGCGCGCGATGCGCGCGGCGGTACCGCGCGGCGGTATCGCGTTCGGGTATTCCCATTTTGATTTGTTGCGCTATCGCTGGCGCACGGGCGAGACCGTGATTAACTATTCCACGGACGGGTTGATCGATCTCGATCATGCGCTCCGCGCGGATATGCTCAACCGGTTACACGGTGAGCCGCGTCCGGTGGTTGTCACGGTGCCTGAAAATTATTTTTCGGACGGTAAACAATGGCGGGATCACGACGGGATCAAGATTGTTAATTGCCCGGCTAATCATATGCGCGTCAACGCAATGCGCGTCACGTGCGGCGGCGGCGTACTACCCAGCGGCGAGCGTACGGCGGCGTGCGGGAACGGTAGACCTTTATGCGCGCGCGGCGATCGCGATTACGTGATTGCTTTCCCGGTGCACGGTTCGAGTAAACGCGCGGCGGCGGATCCGGATAAACCGGGCGGATGCTACGCCGAGCACCACCACGTGCGGCGGCATGGGGAAGCCACGCGCGCGCAAGCTGCCACGATCGACACGGATGGCGAACGGTTAACTGAGTTCGCGCGCACGCTACCGCGTGGTTCGATTCTCCGCCATCACATAGTCGGCGACGTGGGGCTCGACCTGGGGGCGCTAATTTAGTAGGTCGGCGCAACGTCGCAGATTAAACCGGGCCACGTGTCCGGTTTTCTTTTGCCTGCGATATCGCCAGGCGGCGCGCTCGAGGTCCGGATCCGGGGGTGCAATGGTATGGGTCAAGGTCCGATCGTTGCTTAGATCGCATTCTGAGGGGTCCTAATCCGGGATCCAGCGGCGGCGGCGTCAGTTAATGCGGGATCGGCGAGCGGCAGCTCGAGGGAAGCCCGGCGGCGGTGTCAGTTAATGCGGGATCGGCGGCGGACACTATTTGACCGCTCGGGTTGTGCATAACCCGTTTGCGACCGGAAAATCCTATAGCACCCAATCGGACAAAAAGGGCCCTTTTCTGTTGCGCCCGGATCTGCGTCAATTGTGCATAACCTGTTAGCGGCGGCGGCGACCTGGTGGTGTCCGTAATACTAGGACCGGGCCGGTGGCCGTGGCGTATGCAAAATGCTACCGGGCGCGTGCACCTTGGACACCTGGCCGGTGGCACCTGGCACCTGGCACCTGCACCTGGCACCTGCACCTGCACCAGGCCGGTGGCACCGGGCACCTGCACCTGGCACCTGCACCTGGCCGGTGCCACCTGGCACCTGCACCTGCACCTGCACCTGGCCGGTGGCACCTGGCACCTGCACCTGGCCGGTGGCACCTGGCCGGTGGCACCGGATCCGCGTCGCGTTTCGCTCGGACCGCGCACCGGGTCGCGT